ATACGTAGGGGTATAGCTCAACTGGTAGAGTAGTGGTCTCCAAAACCATTGGTTGAGGGTTCGATTCCTTCTGCCCCTGCCAAAACACAGAGGGAGAGGAATCCAATGGAGGCCGATATCCCTCTACATGACTCGGTAGCTCAGCTGGATAGAGTGACTGACTACGAATCAGTAGGTCTAGGGTTCGAATCCCTACCGGGTCACCATTTGATTGAGGTACGAACTCTCCACCTTTACAGGATTCTGTAAGATGGGGAGTTCGTTTTTATAGTTGTACTGAATTTCAATATACCCATCCTGGATAACTACACTGCGGACGATAGAGGAGAGTAAGATGCTCTTGTATCGGTCCGCAGTTTTTATTTTTTGCGAGATGGACCAGAAGAAGAATTCTATGTGCTGCTCCGTAAGCTCTGTAGTGCCTTCCAACAATTTTAGCCGTGTAACTTCTTCTTTTAGCCCTTCTAACCGTTTTTCGTAGTCCTTAATATGATTTATCATGACATCAGAAACAAGGCCGTTCTCGACCGCTTTGATGCAGTTTTTGAGTTTCTTGCTTATGTCGGCTATCTGGGCTTTGAAGGATTGGATTTCCAGCGATTCCTTTTTCTCTTTCTGCATCTTTATGGCTTGTTTGGCAATGGCTTTTATTGCCTCGGGACTGGAAAGAATACGCGTGGTAACTTCACACACAAGATTTTCCAGAATGTCCCGGCGGATACTTTTTGCCTGGCATTTCTTTTTCAGATGAGAGGTACAGGCGTAATAGTAGTAGATGGAACCGCCCTTGGATGTTCCAGAAATACCGACCATTTTACTGCCGCATTGCCCACAGAAAAGTTTGCCTGTGAGATGGAAATCTTCATTGCAGGACCGGATCTTATTCTTTTTCCGGAACTGCAGATGCTTCTGGACTGCTTCAAAGGTCATTTTGTCAATGATGACAGGGAGAGCGTTTTCTTTACGCACATTGCCCCATACGAGAACGCCGGTATAGCGCTCATTCTTTAAAATGGTCCTTAGGGTATTGTAGGAGAAAAGACCGCCGGCAGAGTTGGTATAATGGTGACTGTTCAGTTCGTCAATAATGTATTTCTGATTATGGCCCTCCAAAGCCAGATGGTAGATCTTTCGGACAATCTCAGCCTTTGCTTTGTCGATAATAAGATGGTGATGTTCATCCAGCTTATAACCCAAGGGGACAATGCCGCCGGGCCATTTCCCTTCCAGGGCATTTTCTGTCATGCCGCGCGTTACGTTCTCTGCCAACTCTACGCTGTAGTACTCAGACAACCCTTCAATGACAGATTCCAGCAAAATCCCTGATGGATCATCTGTAATATTCTCCATAGCCGAAACGACACGGACGCCATATTGCTTGAGCTTGTGTTTATACCTGGCACTATCATAACGGTTCCGGGCGAAACGATTTAGTTTATATACCAGGACAATATCAAAGGCCATGGTAGCCGCATCACGAATCATCATCTGGAATTCCGGCCGCTGGTCAGATCTCCCGGTCATGGCGCGGTCTGCATAGGTATGAAGAATTGTGATGTTATTCCGGCGGGCGTAGTCTTCACATACACGAAGCTGTCCTTCAATGGATTCTTCCCGCTGCCGGTCTGATGAATAGCGGGCATATATAACGGCTTTTACTGGTTGTTTATCTGCTTTTGGCATAAAAATAAAGCCCCCTTCTATGGCAATGTGAGGCCGACATGGTATAATATAAAGGTAATCGGCCTCTGGGATTGCCTCCTGTATGGTAGATTATAACCGTAGCCTGGTACTGGTAATACCGGCTGCATCCCCCTGTCATATTTCGCGGTATGGCAGGGGATTTTTCTATTTATGTTTTACGTATCGACAACATAAAAGGCCTTGCATCGCTAAGGATACAAGGCCTTTCTGATTTAGGTGTGGAGTTTCACCACGATGTCCTAACTTTAGGTGCGGGAAGTCCGCTGTGTTTGTACCCTCATGTTATCTTAATTTGAAAGATCTGTCAAGGTTGGTTTGTGAATAATTCAATGATCTTTTTGTCGATGCTGTCTAAGCTGGCGTTCGATAGTTTTAGGCCATACAGAATGTCGTACTGGTCCGTGGGGTCTAATATGCGCATTTTGCTTACCGTCCTTATTTGATTAACGATTGCAACGCTACCATGCTTCAAGACGGATAACTTATTCTTGGTTTTTAATAATAATTGTGCTTTTAATCCTAAGTCATCCAGTTTAGAAAAGAATTTTTGCTTGTCCTCTTCACTGCTGATATGGTCAACAGCTTCTTTGAGAAGGTTAGTCTCCGATAGAATAGATACTTTTAGTGATTCAAATTTTGTTTGAACTTTAAAATATAGTTCTTCTCCAAGATATACTTCTGACGGTCGTAGCCTTAATGGATCTTTAGATTTTTTCAAAGATGATAATGGGATTATTACCAGATTTGGGTTACGTCGATTGCTATTTTGAAGGACAATTCCATAATGAAGACCGCCCAATTCTGAGCCAAGATTAAAGCCTAAGTTCAGATTTACAATATTTCCTCTTTGAAATTCTGGATAATATTTTGGAGAGAAGGTATCTTCATTTTTGATGTAATTTTTATAATCACGTAACCAATAATACAATAAGGCTGCTTTCTTGTATGTGGATTCACGTGAAGAGAGTTCCGTAAATAATTTTTGAAAATCATTTAATAAGATTTTTACATTAGCATCAAGAGATTGCTTGTTTTTATAATCTTTGAAATCCATGATAATAATCTCCTAGTGATTTTATGGCTTGCAAATCCCACACGGGGTATACCCGGCATCAACGGCCTCTTCTCGGGTATCAAAGTGAACACGGTGATCTGCACGAATTCTTTGCTCTGCCCTGCATCCTTCATAATGGAATTTGTGACTGGAGGTGTTACCGACATAAGCAAAAGCAGTGGATGTAAGCAGCATTAATAGACTGGCCAGCAATAAGGGTTTCTTTAGATTACGCATTTTGAACTATCCTTTCGTAATTCAGCTTAAATAACATCACAGAAAATTAATTGAAGTAACTTTCTTCGAACTAAAGTTAATGGTAACTATAAAAGAATGCCTGACTTTTGCCCCAAATGTGTTCTGAGCATCAACTGTACCAACTACCATTATTTCATCTTTAGAACGTTTTAGTTTCCAGTTATCAAATTCAGCAGTGGCAGGAGCCTTTAATCGTGCGGATACGGCATCTCGAGCGAGACTTTGGAATTCTGCCTGTTCGTTAGGTGTAAGTGTGACAGCAGAGAGATCAAATAATTTTTGGCCGTCAGAATAAATAACTGTACCATCATTATTTTCTACAGAGGCTATAGTACCACCATCTAACCGAAAAAAGACTTCCCCATATTTTTTGTCATTTACATAATACATTTGTTTATCTTTATTTAAAACATGTGTATCATCAAATTCGGTTGTACCAATATCTTTTAATATATTCATTGCGGTAGAAGCCTGTTCTGATGAAATTCCGGTTGTTTCTTGTAATTTGTCTTTTGGAGAACCACAACCGGCAATAGAAGATGCAACCAAAAGCGTCACAAGCATAATCGACAATTTCCTTCTTAAGTTACGAATCATAGAATTACCTCCCAACTCAATGATTTTTCTTTAATTGTATGAAACGATTAGGTATTCCCCGGCAGCCAGCCAGCTCATAGATAGAGGCACCTGGGTGCTCTGCTAGATAGTCATCGTTTAGTAGTAATTCTACAGCGAATTGATTGTCCAACCGCAATTAAGACACCTATTCATAAAAATCATTCTCCTTTTCTTGGATTCCTTAAAATTTAGCCCTTAGCTCAACTACTTTTCCTAAAATCTTGACAGGTAACTTCATAATTTCCTCGTTTGAATAGTAATGGGGTTCATAAACATTGACGTTCGTAGCAATCAGGGTGATACCAGATTCTTGTTTCCGTATACGTTTTACGGTGGCATCGTTACCATTTATCAGAACAATGGCGATGTCTCCACTCTCTACATCATCTTGTTTCTTTACAATAACAACATCTCCTTCCACCATGCGCGGCTCCATTGATGCTCCATGAATTTTTAATGCAAAGAAATCGCCTGTTGCTGCTAGTTCAGGAGTTATTTCCTCATAATCCAAAATCTCTTGTATGGCTTCAATGGGGACATCGGCAGCAACATTGCCTAAAACTGGGATTCGGACGCCTTTGCGATGGGAATTGTTAATCCTAATTGCTTGGTTGGGATCCGTAGATTTCAACAAAGTATCAATATCAAGACCTAAAGCTTCAGCTATGGACTTTACAGTGTCAATTGAGGGAACAATCGGCTTATTAGAACGTGTGTTCTTGCCACGCTCGATAAGAGAGATATAGGCCTTGCTAAGACCACATCTTTTTCCAAATTCTTCCATACTTAAATTGTGTTCTTTTCGATATTTTTTTATTAAATCACCTATTGTTTCCATATAAAACCCCTTCCTTATAATCACATTGTACATTATGATAAACAATTTTTCAAGAAATAAGTTTAGCACTGTTGACAAGATTTGTTTAACATGATAAACTACAACAAAGAAAGGAGATGGTAAAATGGGACTTCCCAATAAGCTCAAGGAAGCTAGAGAAAAGGCAGGATTTACACAAACGGCATTGTCAAAGAAGGCACACGTAGCGCGAACAATTGTGGTGGGAATAGAGAATGGAACCATAGATGTAGTAAGGACTAGTACGCTAACAAAGCTTTCGGATGCTCTTGGTCAGAAAATAAGCTCTATTTTTTTTATCGAATAAGTTCAACTTGTTAAACTAAAGGAGGTATAAGGCATGTACACGCTGATGCGGTACCTAAAAGAGTACGTCGATGCACGCCCGGCAGAGTATTGCCGATGGTTGCAGGAGAGGAGGCTTGGCAAATGACAGAGCTTGAAGCATTGCAAAAAGAAAACGCCGAACTCAAGCGGCAACTTGAAGAACGGCGTATAAATTTGACTACAAATACTTGTAACCACTGTAAAGGAGTAGATCCTGATTCATTAAAGGCAATGGCTCAATCGAATAATTTTACTCGTGTGGGAAGGGTATGACATCTAGTACGTTTATGAATCCTTCGAATGTGCATTCAACATCAACGCTATTATCTGTTACATCACACCCGCTCCAATATCTAAACGCGTTGGCGCGATAGATATCGAACTTTCCGACAACAAGATCTAAATGTTTTTGATTTGCTAAGTGCATTTTTCCAGAACAGCTCAACTTCAAAATTTGGAATGTTTCTTTATTTGCAGATTTTTGTTTAATCCAATATTTTAATCGTTCTTCAGCATTTGTGGAATCAGGAATAAGCCATATGCAACGTTGTCGCGATGGCATTTGAGGAAAGTGCTTTTGTCGTACTTCTTCAAAAATGGTCTCCCTAGCAAATAATAGGTAGTCCTTTAGAATCGCTTCCAACGGTACTTCATCATTGTAATATGCATTGTCATAAAAACGAATGAAGTAGTTCTTCGCGTCGCCAAAGAAATATGTTTCACCTTTTCTCCAAGGTCTTGCGTTTGGCAGTATTTGATGAATGTGGTAAAAAACTTTGTTCTGTGTATATTCCATAGGTTCTCACCTCCTTTCAAGTCTAATTATAACGGATGGGGAGGATTTGAAAAGAAAGAAGGTATAAGTATGAATGAAATTTTGAACATCAACAATGTCCATGGATATCTGGACGAGAAGACCGGCACGGCATATCTGAATGCCGAAGACGTGGCACGAGGATTTGGATTTACACAAGAAAAGAACGGCGTTGAATACGTCAGATGGGAAACCGTAAATGGATATCTTCACGGATTTGGCTTTTCCCAACATGTTGGGAAAACGGATTACCTCCCAGAAAACATGGTCTATCGGCTGGGTTTCAAAGCCAGCAACGAAGTGGCTCAGAGATTCCAGGCAGTGCTTGCCGATGAAGTTCTTCCCGCTATCCGTAAGCACGGAGCGTATATGACGGAAGAAACACTGGAGAAAGCCATTACCAGCCCGGATTTTCTGATTAAGCTGGCAACGAACCTCAAAGAAGAGAAAGAAAAGAGACTGGCAGCGGAACGGCAAATCGAGGCCGACCGGCCGAAGGTCACTTTTGCTAATGCCGTGAACGTCTCTAAAGACGGAATGCTGATTGGAATGCTGGCAAAGCTGCTTCATCAGAATGGCGTAGATATCGGGCAGAAACGGCTCTTCCAGTGGATGCGGGATAAGGGATATTTGATGAAGAACGGCACGGATAAGAACATGCCGACACAGAAAGCAAGAGAACTGGGTTTGTTCAAAGTCAAGGAACGGGCCATTGATAACCCGGATGGCTCTGTCAGGCTGACCCGCACGACGCTTGTTACCGGGAAAGGGCAAGAATATTTCATCAACAAATTCCTGAATGCGAGGTGATAACGATGGAACGAGCTGTACAGATACGGCGCAGACATAAGCAACCGTCTTATAGATGGAGACGGATCGTGATAACGGCAGCGGCCCTTGCAATTGGTGCTATCAGCATTTCTTCCTGCAAGGACATCATCATCAACGAGCCACAATATATTGAGTATCACGCCGTAGTCAGTGAAGGCGAAACGCTCTGGGATATCTGCTCTAAAGTCAATTCTGACCGGGAAGACGTCCGGGATGTAATCCGTCGGGCGGTGAAGGATAACAATATCCCGGATGTAGGTAAGATTCAGCCTGGACAGAAGCTGATTATCCATGTAAAGGAGGTGAAATGATGATTATCATTGCCATATGTAGAGGGGAGAGCACACTAAATGGTTTGGAAGGTTTGGAATATATTTCGGGCGAAGACGGGGAACCGATACAGTTCGATACGGTGAAGCAAGCGAAAGCCTATCTTTGGGACTGTGGTGCAACGGAAGACGAGATGTATGATGCACTGTTCCTTCGCGTGGATAAAGAAAAAAGCCTGCTGAAGGCGGCAACCAACAGCAGGCAGGCGGAATAAGTTTCCCAAACAATTCCGCCTCTATTTTAACAAATTCTGGAGGTAAAAGAAATGGCATATACAAATTGCGATTTAATCTTGTCTGTCAAAGAGGCAGAAGACCATGAAAAATGGCTCAAAACAAGAGATTTAGGAATTGGCGGAAGTGATGCGGCGGTTATCATGGGGCTCAATTCTTACAAAAGCCCGTATGAGTTGTGGATAGAAAAGACCGGGCAGGCAGAACCACCTGATTTATCCGGAAACCAGTTTGTTTACTGGGGCACAAAGAATGAACCAGCTATTGCCGAATGGTTCCAGGAAGAAACAGGGAAAAAGGTGAAGCGGCTTGGCACTTTGCAAAACCGGGAATACCCGTTCATGTTGGCCAACGTAGACAGAACAGTGGTTGGTGAAAATGCCGGCCTTGAAATCAAGACTGCTGGGGTCAGTCAGTACCGGAAATGGAAGGATGATGAAATTCCGGATGCGTATTATTGCCAATGCTTACACTACATGGCAGTGACTGGAGCGGACTACTGGTATATTGCGGTTCTGCTGGGAGGGAATGAGAGTAAATGGAAGCGGATTGAGCGGAACGAAGAAGACATCAAAACGCTCATTGAGGCAGAAAAAGAATTCTGGGATTTAGTGCAGACGAAAACCGCACCGCCAGTTGATGGGTCCCTTTCCTGCTCCCAGGCATTGGCCGCCAGATATGCTGACAGTCGGGATGAAGAAATCATGCTTCCGGAAGAAGCAGATACTCTAATTGCCAGCATCAACAGCGATACGGAAATCATGGATAAGCTCAAAGAACAGATTTCCCTGAACCAGAACCGGCTGAAAGAAATGCTTGGTGATGCGGAAGCGGGCCGCGTCGGATCATTCAAAGTTGCCTGGAAAACCACTCATGGCCGGGAAACATGCCAGCTGTCGAAACTCAAGAAGGCAGCCCCGGACATGTACCAGTCATTAAAAGATAAAGGCTTTATTTCAACTGGCAAAGCAAGCCGCCGGTTTTCCATTAAAGAAGTCAAAGAAAAGGAAGGTGAGAATTCATGATCATCGTTAAAGGAAATGCTGGCTTCTGCGATGCAAATCAGATTGTATCCGCATTTGTAAAGGCAACGGCGTTTCAATCTAAGCCACCAGTTTATTCTGTGCAAGTCGATTTGCAAGGGCTGACGCTACCACATGGTTTCACTTTGGCGAGATATTACAGCAAGGCAGAAGCTCAAGATGCACTTAATCGTTTAGCTTCTTTCCTTGGATATGAGATTGGCAGCATCACCCCAGATAAGATCTTTGACCTCAATCGTGTTGAAAACAAGGAGGATGAATAACCATGAACACTAAAGGCGGATTAACGAAAAGAAATAGTCAGGTGCAGGAAATACAGCAGAAAGATACGTCCCTGAAAGGCCTCATCAAGGCCATGGAACCGGAAATTAAGAAGGCGCTCCCCTCCGTCATTACGCCGGAACGGTTCACCCGTATGGTCTTTACTGCGCTGTCCAGTACCCCTAAATTGCAGCAGTGTACGCCTCAGTCTTTCCTGGGAGCGATGATGCAGGCCGCTCAATTGGGGCTTGAACCCAATACGCCGATCGGGCAGGCCTACCTGATTCCGTACGGCAATGTTTGCCAATTTCAGTTAGGCTACAAGGGCCTTCTTGATTTAGCTTACCGTTCTGGCGAGATTAAAGATATCCAGGCCCATGAGGTTCATGAGAATGATGAATTTGAGTATGAGTTGGGGCTTGAACCGAAGCTCAAACACATTCCGGCAAAGAACAATCGTGGCACTGTCACTATGTACTATGCTGTGTGGCACACCAAAACCGGCGGGTATGGCTTTGAAGTCATGAGCAAGGACGATGTGCTGGAATTCGCCCAGAAGAAGTCAAAGAGCTTCCGCAAAGGCCCGTGGCAGACTGATTTTGATGCGATGGCCAAAAAGACGGTATTGAAACAAGCTCTTAAATATGCACCCATCGCTACGGATTTCGTAAAGGCTGTCGCTACGGACGAAACGGTAAAGTCTCATATCACGGAGAATATGGAAGACGAACCGGATGAAACCCTGACTATTGATGCAGAAGCCGTATCAAGCGGCGACACTGTACCGCAGAATGTAGACCCGGAAACCGGGGAAGTTATCCCACCAAATGAACCGACGGATGAAGAACTTTTTAACGCATAACGGAGGCGGCCACTATGGATAAGAATGAAACTCGAGCAGAAAAAAGGATACGGAAGCCCATAATCATTACAAAAGTAGAACTCGGAAAGCACGGAATTATCAAGATTGATTACGACAAATCTCGTGACGGGATGTATGAATCCTTCCGTATGGAATCTGCGGATAAGGCAGCTCCGGAATTCTACGATGCTTTCCAGTACCTGGCTAGTCATATACAGGCCATTATGTCACTGGATACTGTCTTATTAGGACGGATCATCCCGAAAAAAATCATGGTGTCATACGATGAATTAGACCGCATAACCGTAAAACTGGGATTCAATCTTTTAACACCAATGTGTAACGATTATGTCCAGATTGTAACGCCGGCACTCAGAGAATCGGCTAACCCGGTATCAGAACTTTCCACGGAACGGCCGGCAGAACTGACAGTACAAACTTTGGAAGCCATTCACTTCTTACTGGACGAAACTACAAAATATCTGAACGGTGAACGGGCGCAGGGTAGTCTGTTCAAGGATGAAAAGTAATCCTCTCTGGATTAAATCAGGGCCAATACCGGCGGTGGATATCTGCTGCCGGTATTGCCTCATCTCTTTATGAAAGGAGGGAGAGAATGGCTGATAGAAGAATGACGAGTAAGAACGTCGTTTATGATGATAAATTTCTTGAGATGCCTCTAGCGACTCAAGGCCTTTACTTCCATATGATTCTAAATGCCGATGATGATGGATTTTTGCGAAATCCTAAAGCTGTGGCAAGAGTAGTCGGAGCTTCTCCAGATGACTTAAAGCTTTTGATTGCTAAACAATGGTTAATCCCATTTGAAAGTGGGGTTGTCGTTATAAAGCACTGGCGATTACACAATACATTAAGAAAGGATAGATACAAGCCAACCGCCTGTATAGAGCGGAGCTTAGTAAATATTGATGAATCAGGAATTTATCAGTTGATAACCGATGGTGAACCAAACGGCAACCAACTGGCAACCACTTGGCAACCAAACGGCAACCAACTGGCAACCCAGTATAGGTTAGGTAAGGGTAGTATAGGTAAGGGTAGTGTAATAGAAGAGAGTAGAGAAGAAAGCGCGCTGTCCGCGGACGCGAAAAAACTCTTTACTACGTATCGAGAAAAAATCCATCCCGTCAGCGGCGGCATAGAAGGAGATAAGCTGGTAAGCCTCCTGGATGATTACGGTCTGGATCTTTGCCTGAAAGCGATTGATAGAGCCGTACTCCGAAAGAAGCGGTCTATCCGATACATTTCCGGGATACTGAAGAGCTGGCAGCAGGATGGATATGATGAGCCGGAAGATAATTCTGACGATGGGCGGTACGTCAAGCGAAGTGAAAATCCGTCAGAAGAGATAAACAACATTCCTTTTTGACAGAATGAGGTGATCATACATGGAAGCAGCAAGAAAAAGTATTGCGGACATCATCGGAGATTTTCGGGTGAATGCAAGAACCTATCCGCCGGAACCAAGTAAGCCCCCAAAAGATGGCATTATCTGCACGCGCTGCGGTAACAGCGGATGGGTGCCCATCGAGCGGGAGAACGGGACGATAGCCATGGCCCACTGCCCGGATTGCTGGGAACGGCGGCAAGCAGCCAGACGGCTGAAACAGTCCGGCATATCTCCCAAAGACTACGAGAGATACACACTGGATTCCTTTGACGGCAACAGAAGCCCGGTTGCCAGGGAAATGAAAACCCAGGCAGTGAAGTATCTGAATAAGCATCAGCCGGGAGGTATTGGGTTTGGTCTTTTTGGCAAGTCAGGTATGGGAAAGACTCATATCTGCATTGCGGTGTGCCAGGAACTGACGAAACATTTTCGTGAGCCGCATTACTACTTCTCTTACCGGGCGGAAATCCCCAAACTGGTTAAAGCATCCAGAAGCTATAGCACGGATTATGATGTGGCGATGCATAAGTGGAAGACCTGCCAGAATCTGTACATCGATGACCTGTTCAAGCTGTCTGGCAAGGTGCTGAAAGGGAAACTGGTAGACATCGACCGGGAAGAGCTGAAAGTAGTCTTTGACCTGATTAATGCCAGATACTTGAATCACCTAACAACGCTGTTCAGCAGTGAATATCTGGTGAAAGACATCACGGATATAGATGAAGCCCTGGGCAGCCGGATTTACGAAATGGTTTATCCGTATGCAATCAAGGTCGAGGGGAAAAATCAAAGATTGAAGGACAGCCGCCATGATTAAAAACGAAGAAGGATACGCCGATCCGACGTATGGCGAAGCATACAAAACAATCCGGCAGGAAGAGAAACGAAAGCAGGATGAAGCAGATGCGGCCAGAATGGAAACGGCCATTTACCAGTCAAAAGCTGTTTTCAGAGAAGCTGGCTTTGAAGTCGTCGAACGAATCGTATTGAAAAACATAAGGACAGGCAAGATTTACCGATAAGGAGAGATGATTTATGACAAACTATGAAGCGATAAAAGCGATGGACCAACATGAACTGGCAGAATTTCTGGCGAGTTTCATGCCCTGCAGTGATTGTCTGGTATCAGAAGAGCTTTGTGATGCTCAAGGCACTTGCACCGCGGCAATTTTGGCCTGGTTAAGCAAAGAAACGAAGGACGATACCACTGTGGAGCACTGCAGCGGAAAAACCATCAATATCAGCCATGCGAATGTAGTGATTATTGATTGAGGAGGAATTGCAATGAACATGCGCACTGCAGAGTATACAAATCCACCCAGCCCGCCGAAAAACGATGAGATCCATCATCCGGATCATTACACCTGGAAGGGGACTGAGTGCAAGAAAGTGATTGAAATCATGACACACGGGCTTTCTGGTGCAGAAGCCTACTACATGGGGAACATCATCAAATATCTGTACCGGTATCCGAAGAAAGGAACACTGGTAAGTGATCTGATGAAAGCAGAGGAATACATGAAATTCCTTCGTGGACTATCTACGCGGTGAACCTTAAACATGAAACCATGTCCAGAAACGCGAAATTTGACCGCTGACGGTTTTAATAGCATCTGTACAAGGGAAATTATCATTGACAAAAATAAAACGCCTATAAACGGTATTTAAAGCAATTTTAGAAAATTCGGAGGGAAACGATATGAATACAGCGATCATCCTCGGGCGCCTGACTCGTGACCCGGACATCAAGGTATCCAAAAGTGGTATGACCATTGCTCGTTTTACATTGGCCGTCAATCGTGGGTATAAGAAAGACCAAAAGCAGGAAGCTGACTTTATCAGCTGCGTAGCATTCGGCAAAACGGCGGAAGCCATTGGCAACTACGTTTATAAAGGGCAGAGGCTCCTTGTAGAGGGGAGGATACAGACGGGACACTATACCGACAAAAACGGTGAGACAAGATACACCACAGAAATTGCCGTAAATCGCCCTGAGTTCGTCGAGAAGCGTTCTGAAAGCTCTACGCAAGGAAACTATCACGAAGGCAATCAAAACGCGCCTGCGGGCGGATTTGAGCAAATGGGGACGGTCGTAGAAGACCCGCAGTGGATGGAACAGACGGAAATACCATTTTAAGGAGTGGGGTAGCTGCATCATGGGACGAAAGAACAAACGGAGACAGCCGGAACGTAAACTGTGGTTGCATGAATTAGAACAGGAGCTGAATGTAAAGCGGGACGCCTGCTACCGTTGTGCTTACTGTGGAAGGGAACTTCTTTTTATAGGCGTTGCCTTGGTGCTGCTTCTGGCAGCTATAGGATTAGGGATTGAATGGTATGTGTATGATACGGGTCAGCTGAAGGAGCACATGACATTCCTGGAATGGCTGTTGATACAGAAGTAGAAGATTGGAAAGGTGATGAACCCATGAGACGGATTTTAGATGCTTGTTGCGGGTCCAGGATGTTCTGGTTTGATAAACACAACGAAAATGTTGTGTTCATGGATAAACGAAAACTCAACACTACCCTTTGCGATGGTAGAAAACTGGTAGTGTGCCCAGATGTTGTTGGAGACTTCACTGACATCCCTTACAAGGCAAATCGTTTTAACTTGGTAGTATTTGACCCTCCACATCTGATTCATGCAGGAAAAAACAGCTGGCTGGCATTAAAGTACGGAGTAATAGAAGGAGACTGGAAGGAAACAATCCGGAAGGGATTCAATGAGTGCATGCGAGTATTGAAGAAAGATGGCGTGTTGGTTATGAAATGGAGCAGTGACCAGATCAGCACGAAAGACGTGCTTCAGGTATTGCCTGTGCGTCCGCTATTTGGAAATCGAAGAGGAAAAAGCATTTTTCTGGTATTCATGAAGTCTTGAGGTGAGTTGATGGAATTTATAGTTGAGGGAGATCCACAAGGAAAGGCAAGACCACGATTCAGCCATAAAACGGGAACGGTTTACACACCATCCAAAACGGCGAAGTACGAAAAACAGATCAGAAAAGCTTTTGTAGCAGCAGGCGGGGAAGTTATTCCTGCAGATTGCTATGTTGGTGTTACTGTAGATGCTTACTTCAGGGTCCCGAAGTCATACACCAAAGGGAAGCGCCTGGCTTGTCAGCACAACATCAACAGGCCGGCCAAGAAGCCTGATATAGACAACTCGTTAAAAGCTGTGCTGGATGCGCTGAATGGAGTGGCCTACGAAGATGACAAGCAGGTCGTAGAGGTAATCTGCCGGAAGTGGTATTCACAGAGTACCGGCTTTTTGAAAATAAGCGTACGAGAAGTAAAGGCTTGATACGGGCAAGGCGGAGCGTAAAAACTCCAGCCTTGTTTTCCGTGTTTTATAGATGGGAGGAGAAAGAATGCATCATAATGATTATGTGGATGCAGTAAAAGAATATCTGCGGAGGTACCGGGAATTTTCACAATATGTAATCAATGTGAAAACGGATATTACAGAATGTGAGGCGCTGCTTCAGCAGGAGGCGGCACCGGCTGCATCATCACTCTCCCCAACTGGCGGTTGCGGAGGCGGAGAAACTATTAGCCAGGAAGAACGGATCTATATGCAGCGGGAAGCCTTGAAGGAGAAAATCAGGAAGTACCAGGCAGATTTGCAACAGATTGAACCTCTGATAAATAGACTGGACCGGTCCATGACATCCCTGGCATCCATCAATGAGACAGATGCTGTGATAGTGCGGGATAGATATATAGACGGGGCGTCTTGGGAAAGTACGGCACGTCATACCTGCTGCAGTGTTGGCTTCTGCCGCAAGAGGGCGAGAGAAGCTCTGAAGATGCTGACCAGCATGATGTTTGGGCCTGACGCCATCCCGTTTCAAACGTCGCTGGTATTCTTCAAAAAGAATCTGTGATTGTGGATAACTTTTTTGCCGTGACACTTTCGTGACAGATTTGAGCAGAAACGTGACTGATTCATGTACGATTTGTGTACAGAAAAAGCAGGAAAGGTGTGCTATACTAATACCATCGAAAACTGAACAGAACGCAGACAGCCACGCATACCAGCGCGGCTTTTTGTTTTGCTGTTTTTGTCTTCGTTACTTTATTTTTTGAAAAAAGTCCGGAGTTATGAGGGCTGCGGGTCCTTCTGGGGAGGGGCGTGGATTGCGGGTGCATGCGACGCCCGGAATTTCTCTCAAAAATTTTAGCAAATTTTGATTCCGCAAAGCGGGTGAAAGGAGGCGCGAAATGGGATGCCAAGGATTCGGGACCCTGTCGAAATCAAAGACGACCAGGTTATTGTAAAGGCTAAAGTGTGCGCCATGATTTTTGGCGTTACTGTCCGGACAATAAACGACTGGGCTCGCAAAGGCTGCCCCAAAGTAGCGAAAGATACTTATAACCTGCGGGATGTTATTGAATGGCGATATGCTGCAGAGAATAAACCGGAAAGCCTGGAAGCGCAGAAGTTGAAAGCCGATGTTCGCTACCGGGAAAGCCGGGCGGATATGGAAGAAATGAAGCGCAAGGTCATGATTGGAGAGTACGTTGCAGTGGAAGATATTAAAGCAGAACTCTCCGATGTCTTTAGCCAGGTGCAACAGACCATGCTGAATATCAAGGCAAAAGTGCTGCAACGGCTCTATACAACCTATCCAGATTGTGCGTTTGATGTAGCCAATTTGGTAGAAGATGAAGTGGAAAGGGGGTTGAAGACACTTGCAAACGGAAAGAAAGCAGCCGGGAGAAAACGTTAAAGAAACGCTCCATGCGGCTATTCAGGATTCATTAAAGGTGTTTGAGCCCCCTGAAAAGCTGACCGTATCTCAATGGGCGGATAAATACAGGATGCTTAGTAAGGAGGAAACGAGCCGGCCTGGGATGTGGGATACTTCTTCTGTCCCTTACATGAAATTCATTATGGACTGCTTCTCAAATGAGACTATTAGGGAAATCGTATTGTTGAAAAGTACGCAGATTGGCGGATCAGAATGCATGATCAATATGGTGGGATACACCATTGATCAGAAGCCTAGCCGAATCTACTACGTGCTGCCCGATGATGACTTGTGCATTAAATTCTCTGACAACCGATTAAAACGAATGTTTCGCAGTAATAAAGAAGTATTTGCCAGTAAGGTGAATATGAAGAGTGATGCCAAGTTTTTGAAGTTCAAAGGCGGTTTTGTTGCCGTTGCTTCTGCCAGGTCACCTTCCGAACTCGCGTCCTGGTCAGTCCCTATTGTACTATTGGATGAAATTGACAAATATCCGGTCTGGTCCGGCAATGAGGCTAGTCCTATCAAACTGGCGGAGGAACGAACCAAGAATTGGCCGGTTGCTAAAATTGTCAAGATATCTACTCCAACATTAAAGACGGGAGCTATATACAAGGCATATGAAGGCACAGATGTGAAATATCAGTATGAGATGCCTTGCCCACATTGTGGGAAACCGCTTATCTTCAAATTTAGCCAGGTGAAGTGGCCTAAGAACGAATATGGAGAGGCAGATACCACGATAGTTCAATACCAGGCCTATTATGAATGTGAGCATTGCCACGGCCGCATTGATGACAGGCAGAAACTCCAGATGCTTAAGCAGGGACAATGGGTACCCGTTAATAAAGTACAAGGGCGGCCGCGTTCTGTTGGCTTTCAAATCAACTCCATCTATTCCCCTTGGTTGACTTTTGGAACAGTAGCCGTTGAATTCCTTACCTCAAAAGATGATCCGGAAATGCTGATGAACTTTGTTAATTCATGGCTGGGTGAACCTTGGGAAGATAAGGCGGCGACTATGGAAAGTGATGCCGTGCAGGAACGCCAGACGGATATCCCGGAAGGGATGGTTCCCAACTGGACCCAGCTCATTACTGGAGGTGTAGACGTTCAAAAAAATGGCTTCTATTGGACTATCCGGGCATGGGGATATCGGCTGACCAGCCAAAATATTGCTCATGGCTGGGCGGAATCGTTTGAAGAAATTGAAGCTATCATGAATAAGGTGTGGCCAGATGAGGAGGGAGAGCTGCGCTGGCAGGTCAATCTTTGTGCCATAGATTCTGGATATGACACGGAAGATGTATATGATTTCTGCCTGCAAAATGCAGAATGGTGCGTGCCTGTAAAGGGCGTTACCACGCAAAAAGTCGGACGGTTCAGCCGTTCTTCCATTGATGCCGTAGGCAAACAGTATCATGGGCAGGCCTTATATATCGTCAATGGCGATTCCTACAAGGATTTGATAGCCAGCCGGTTGCGCAGGCCATTAGGTCGCGGCTGCTGGATGGTGTATGACGGCTCAGATATTGATTATGCGGAACAAATTACATCGGAACATAAAATCGCCACGGTAAAAGGTGGCCGAAGGATGGAATCATGGGTCCCCAAAACGGCCCACGCGCAAAACCATTATCTGGACGCTGAAGTATATGCAGCCTGTGCGGCTGACCTGTTACAGGTACGCTATCTGGATGAAAAGAAAGAAGCAGCTGATGTGCAGCCAGGGGTAAGCGGGCGACAACAGGGAAATGCTGATGACGAAGAATTTATTCATGTACAGGAAGGATGGCTGGAGTAATGCTGATAGATGATTTAAAAGCTGAACTGGCGCAGCTTAATCAGGCAATAGAAAAGATTGAGGCGGGTGCACAGTCCTACACTATCGGAAATCGTAGCCTGACCAGAGGGAGCTTGTCGGCTTTATATAAAGAACGACGAACACTCCGGCAGGAAATTGCCTCATTGGAAACAGGAGGTGGCTGCTATGTCGGAAGTTTCATCCGGGACTAATTGGCTTGATCGGCTGATTGGCTTTTTTAGTCCGGAAAAAGCATATAAGCGTATAGCCTTCAGGCAGGCGTACAGCGCCGGCGAAACTCATAGAAGACAGGGCGGCTGGATGCCCATCGAAGGGAATACAGAACGCCTTAATGCAATGTCCCGGGATATGGTGCGCAGAAAGGCACGAGATTTAGAACGAAACAGCGACATCATGAATTCGCTGCTATCCGCATTTGAACGTAATGTGGTTGGATCCGGCTTTGTCCCACAGGCAGATACCGGGGACGAAGAATTGAACAACCAGATTGAGCATGTTTTCCGGGAATGGAGTAAACCCCAAAATTGCGATATTTCAGGAACACAGAGTTTTAATGAAATGTGTAATATGATTGTCCGCCGTCTAAAAATTGATGGCGGTATTTTATTGCTCAAAACGTATGGCGGAAATGAAAAATGCCCATTTCAGCTCCAAGCACGGGAAGTTAGTGATTTAGACGGAGACAGCGTAGTTTCCTACAGGCATAACGGCAAGTCTGTAGTGGGTAGTATTGAAGTGAACGACTACGGAAAACCGCTGGCATACTGGATTAAACAGGAAACACTGGACGGTTTGAGTACGCTTGATACCAAGCGCATTCCAGCGGATAAGGTGATTGCTTTGTGGGAAAAGAAAAGCCCCAGCCAGATCCGCGAAATGTCTCCCATGTCTCAGGCCATTACCCGCATTGCAGATGCAGAAGATTATCTGGATACCATTAGCTTGAAAGAAAAGATTCTGGCCTGCTTTGGTGTATTTATCAAGAGGGCTCTTCCATCTGGCGGCCTTGGCCGTGGGTTAAATAATATTGACCACAAAACAGGGATTCCCAAAAAGACAGTGACGCCGGGAATGATTCAGGAGCTTCAGCCAGGCGATGAAGCGCAGGCCGTTATTCCTGCCGGTCAGGCGTCTAATGCCAAGGACATGCTGTCTATTATGATTCGATTAATTGGCTCCGGGCTAGGGCTTTCCTATGAAGCAATCAGTCGTGACATGAGTCAGGTAACCTATTCTTCGGCTCGCCAGGGGTTACTGGAAGATAAACGGACATACGAGCGCATTCAGCGTTTTTTGATAGATCATTTTCTGGATACGGTGTATGAAGAAGTCGTGATTTCAGCTGTTACCGCTAAAACACTAAGCATTCCGGATTTCTGGAAACACAAGGAACGGTATCTCAAACATAGCTGGAATTCATCTGGGTGGGACTGGGTCGATCCGGTGAAGGAAGTCACAGCTAATAAGATTGCTTTAGAAACCAATCAGGAAACGATGGCGACTATCTGTGCGCGGTCTGGCGTGGACTGGAAAGAAGTGTTGGAACAACGTGCTATGGAAGAAGCTTACAAGAAAAAGCTGGAAACGTCGTATGGTATTTCGTTACAGGGAGGAGGAAGCGCTGCGGATGAAACAGCAGGAACAAGAAAAAACAGTATTACCAAATGACTCCGTGGGTCTGTTTCAGCGAGATGGGGAAATCCGAACTACAGAAAACAAGGACAACGAACGGACTATGACAGTGTCCTTTGCCAGCGAGGAACCGTATGAACGCTGGTTTGGCCCGGAAGTCCTACAAGTAGATGAAACCGCCTTGGATGTGTCTCGATTTAATAACGGGCTTGGCTGTGTGCTGTACAACCATAACCGTGATGCCGTTATTGGGAAAATTAACCGGGTATGGATGGAAAATGGTAGGGCCTATGCAGATATTACCTTTGATGAGGATGAAGAATCGGAGAAGGTGTATCAGAAGGTGAAATCCGGGACATTGAAGGGCGTATCTGTTGGGTATGTCGTAAACGAGTATACGGAAGTTAAAGAAAACGTATCTCTGGCTACCCCGAACGGAACTATCCAAGGACCTTGTTATGTGGCCACTAAGTGGGAAGCAATGGAAATCTCTATTGTATCCGTACCTGCTGATGCCACGGTAGGAGTGGGACGCGCTCAGGAAGAGGCGTTCCATCGTATTGTAAAAGTAGTAAAACCGAAGGAGGAAGAAAAGAACATGAGTGAAGAACAGAAAAAGCCGGTGAATCCGGTCAATCCGGTTCCGCCGGCAGATCAGGGTGAAGCACTGCGTGCAGCTATCCAGGAAGAACGGGAAAGATGCGAAAATATTACTGCGCTTTGCCGCCATTTTGACGTGGATCCTAATGAGTTTATTGAAAAGGGAATGAGCCTGGCTGATGTGCAGGCACAGGTGCTGGCGAAGGCAGCCAAAGATAGTGCTCCGGCAGCAAATCTGGAGGTCAAAGAAGATGAAGCCGACAAATACCGCGCGGCTGCAACGGATGCGCTTTTGATGCGTGCCGGTGTACAGGTAGATAAGCCAGCAGCAGGGGCAAATGAACTGCGCACTATGCGTCTGCGTTCTTTAATGTGCGATGTACTGGAACGCGAAGGTGTGGCCCACGTACAGCGCATGGACGATGATGAACTGGTCCGCGCCGCCCTGACCGGGACCGGTGCACTTCCTGGCATTCTGTCCAATGTAGCTAATAAAACGATGGCAAAGGCGTATGCAGAAGCCCCGACTACGTTCCAGTATTTCACTTCTACGGGCTCCAATGTAGATTTCAAGGAAGCCAGCCAGTACAGACTGTCTGAAGCCGGTGAACTGGTGGAAGTTAAAGAAAATGGCGAATTTGAGCATGATGAACTGACGGAGGGAAGCGCAAAGAAGAAAGTGCTGACCTTTGGCCGCTCCTTTACCTTTACCCGCCAGATGATCATCAATGATGACCTGGGAGCACTGACCCGTATCCCGGCGCTCTATGCAGCCGCTGCCAAACGTGGCATTAACCGCCTTGTATATCAGCAACTGACCGCTTCCGGCAACTACTCCACTAAAAATGGCAACGTAGCAGCCACTGGTAGTGCACTGTCCCTGGATACTATTAATGCTGGACGTGTAGCGATGCGTAAGCAGAAAAATCTTCGTGGGAAAGCCATGTTGAACATCGTACCGAAATTTCTGATTGTTCCAGCGGAACTGGAATTCAAGGCTCGCCAGATGCTGACTTCTACTTCTGATCCGGATGGCAACAACAGTGGTGTAGTCAACCCACTGATGAATTCCATGCAGGTTATTTCTGATGCCGAACTGGATGCTATCGACAATGCAGCATGGTATATGGCAGCAGATCCGATGCTGATGGATACCATTGAAGTAACTTACCTGAATGGCCAGCAGACACCGACGATTGAAAGTCAGATCGCTTTTGATACGCTGGGCATTCGTTATCGTATTTACATGGATTATGGCGTCACCGTCCTGGATACCAAAGGCCTGTACAAGAACGCTGGGAAATAAAAGAAAGGAGGAATTGAACGATGGCTAAAGCAGTATTTGCCCGCAAGGGGAACGTGATTGATTACAAGGCTACCAGTAACGTAGCCTATCTGGATATTATTCCATTCGATAGCTGCGTTGGTGTGGCTGAAATGGATATTCCTAAAGGGGACTACGGTACCGTTTCGATCGCAGGAGCCTATGAAATGCCGAAAGCAACAGGGGCTATTAAGGCTGGAGCTGCTGTCTTTTACGATACTACGAAAAATGCCATTGTGGCAGCATCTGCTGAGAAAACGGTGGCAGCCGGGATCGCATTGAAAGACGCTGCCAGTGATGCCGCTACCGTAGTAGTTCGCATTGGCTAGCTTCAAGTCAATCGCTCATGATGACATCTCTGATGTGTTCCTGAACATGGAAGAGTTTGCCGATACGCATAACTTGAATGGAACGGAATGCACAGCCATTGTACAAGAGGTGGTCATCAATGACGATTTGACGACGGAAATCGCTGCTGCCGCCAAATATACCGATGCTATGTATGGAAGCGGATGCGTGATCAACGTAAAGAAATCCGACTTGCCCTATGTACCTGAAACGGGGGATACTTTCCGGTTAGACGGGAAATATGGGCAGGTCGTCCTTTGTAAGGATGATGAAGGCGTACTGACTATCACATGGGCGGTGAATGAAACATGATTGATATTGATGTGCGGTGTGAAGGGGCTTCCCTACTTATCCAAACGCTGACAGATACGCCGGAGAAAGCGAAATGGGCAATCAGCATGAGCGTCAATAAGATTGCCCGTTCCGCCCGCACACAAATGGCAAGAGAAGTCAATAAAAGATATTTTGTAAAAGTTGGCGAAGCCAGAGATACTATTTATATCAGGAAAGCCGGCGGCGACGGTTTAAAGGCAGAACTTGTCAGTAGAGGACATCCTAGTTCTCTTGCGCATTTCAGGGTTTCCCCAAAAATGGTCCAGCATAAAGGGCGTAGGAATAAAAAGGTTCACGTCCAAGTCAAGCGTAATGGCGGCGGCGCAACACTGGACCGAGCGTTCATTATGGCTATCGGCAAAAAAGATGGTAGCAGTGTGGGTGTTTTCGAGAGAAATTGGGACACGAAGTATCCTGTTTACAAATTATTTGGGCCGTCTGTCCCTTCTATGCTAAAGAATGAAGAAATTCAGCAGGAACTAGAGAAAACCACGGCAGAAAAGCTCAATAAAGAGTTGAACCGGCAACTGGCCCGCATTGCAAAGGGGGGAATGCCATGATCGCTGTTATGCTAGCTAAGGCCTTAAAAACTTTACTGGATGAGAAACTGGCAGCATATACCTACACGGATTCTACTGGAAAAACAAGGAGGATCACTACGTATACATATTATCTGGATGATAAGCAGCCAGGGAGCGAAGAAGCAGCTCCGTATATCGTGATTCGCCCGGTTTCTGGTGAAGATGGTATGGAAAACAGTACAGCAAAGTGTGTGATTGTAGCTTGCGTCCGGGACGAAGAAGCAGCAGCTGGCTATTTGGGCGCAGCCAATCTGATTGAACAGATTCGGCAAATTTTGCTGACCACAGGAACGGTAGGTAAAAAATTCCCACTTAAAAAGCCGCTGAAATGGGGCATTGATAATGAACCTAACCGGCCATATTACAGTGGATATATTGAAGTAGAGTATTATGTGGGGCACCTGGATGATTTCCAGCGGATGCCTTTTTTGCGTGAATAAAGGAGGATAACATATGGCTGATACAAAAGCAGCAGGAAATGCAGCAAAAGCAGCGGATACAAAAACAGCGGCCGTAGCAGAAAAGAAAGAGAGCCTTGCAGTGCTTGTATCTTATATTGGGCCGAATATTCCTAAACTGGGTCTTACCCAATACCAGGTATACAGAGGCGGCATCCCAGCTTTCTCTGATGCAGTAACAGAGGAGCAAAAAGCTAAATTGGTAAGGCTTTTTATTCCCATTTCTCAGCTGAACACGGCCATGGCAGAGATTGAGACAAAGGGAACAGCTTACAATAAATTTTATATGGACGGTATCACTGTCAGAAAGGAGATTAACGGATGAGCTATTATCATGGTATTAAGACTTCTGAGCAGACCACAGCGATTAAACCTGCGGTCAATACAGAGGGATGCTTGCCGGTTATTGTGGGGGCAGCACCCATTCACCTGGCAACTGATCCGGCAGAACCCAACACTCCGGTACTTTGCCATCAGATGTCAGATGCGGTAGCCGCATTTGGCTATAAACCAGATTTTGGGAAATATGGTATTGCAGAAGCTATTTATACTTTCTTTTCCCTATACGGAGTATCTCCAGTAATTTTTATCAATGTCCTGGATAAAACAAAACATAAAACGGCGGTAGCAAGCGAACAGGTGACTATTGCAGACCACGTGGGTTTCATCAAGGAAGATGTGCTTATGGACACATTGGTTGTTAAGTCTTCAGATGGCGCAGCCACGCTGCAGGTAGACACTGACTACACTGCTGCATTTGATGATAGTGGGGCCGTTGTCATTTCCCTGTCCGCCTCCGGCAGTCATTATGATGATGCAGCGCTGACCGTCTCCTATGATAAGGTAGATCCTAGCAAAGTAATCAATGAGGATATCATTGGTGGTATTGACCTGGAGACCGGCAAGGAAAAAGGGATGGAAGTCATCAATACCATTTTCACGAAGCTGGGTGTTGTTCCCGGCATGATTGGCGCGCCTGGTTATAGTGATAATGCAGAGGTGGCGGCTGTCATGGCTTCCAAGGCTGCCAGCGTTTCCGGTTTGTTTAAGGCGGTGGCCATTATTGACGGTAGCACCACGGCTGCGAAGAAGTATACGGATGTATATGCCTGGAAGAATAAAGCAAATATCACCAACAAGTATCAGGTAGTTTGCTGGCCTATGGCAACTATGGGAACGAAAAAGCTGCATCTGTCTACGATTTTCATGGCGACACAGGCGCTCCTGACCTATGAAAACGACGACATCCCTTACAAATCTCCATCCAACAAGACCGCACAGATGGATGGCCTTTGCCTGGAAGACGGCACGCCGGTAGAATTGGGGCTGTCTTCTGCCAACTATCTGAACGGTAATGGCATTGTAACGGCTATCAATCTGTTTGGTGGCTGGAAGCTCTGGGGCAACAATACAGCCTGCTACCCGACGAATACGGATCCGAAAGACAGATTCTTCTGCGTGAGGGCTATGTTTAACTGGGACCAGCAGACGTTTATCCGGACGTATTGGACTGACGTAGACCAGCCGATGATGAAAAGATATATCCAGTCCATTGTGGATTCTGAAAACATCCGCATGAACGGATTGGTATCTGCCGGAGTGATTCTGGCGGGATCCTGTGAATATCGTGAAGCAGATAATCCGGCTACGTCTATTGTAGATGGTATTTCCCATATTCATAAGACTTTTATCCCTCCAGTTCCGAACCGTGAGATTGATGTGGTTTATGAATTTGATTCTGAACAGTATGCAGCTCTTATGACTGCATAAGAAAGGAGGTAAAGAGATATGGCAGAATTACCCAGCCTACTTGTGAATTTCCGTGTATATGACGGAGGCAGTAATGATATGATCGGCGTGGCCGATGTAGAACTTCCGAAGCTGGAGGCTATGACAGAAACACTGAAAGGTGCTGGCGTGGCCGGTGAAATTGATATGCCGGTCATCGGGCATTACTCCAGCATGGAAACTAAGCTGAGCTTTAGAACGGTAGATAAAAACGCCTTGAAACTCAGTGCGAGCAAAGGCCAGCAGTTGGATATCCGGGGCGCTCAGGAGGTGTACGATAAAGCCGCCTGTGAAATGAAAGTGGTCCCGGTAAAATTGGTGGTCAAAGGGATGCCGAAATCTACGGAGCTTGGCAAATTTGAAATGGGTGCCGGGACAGACAGTTCTCTTACACTGGAAACGATGTACCTGAAGCTCACCATTGGCGGAAAGGTGAAAGCCGAAATTGACAAGTTGAATTATATTGCAGCCATTGATGGCACGGACTTCCTGACGGATGTACGTAGCGCATTAGGTCTGTAATACCGTATCCATAGCAATAAAAAAGATCCCCTTCCGAAAAAGAAGGGGATTACTCATTTTCTTATGGTGTGGTGTACCAACCATACAAGGCGGATCCAACCAAAACAAGCATCGTTATGAGGGCAGTAATGGGAAGTGCGTAGTTTGCTGGAAGTAGAAGTGCGCAGCAGAACCATGTAACGAATGCAGCAAAAGCGGTTGCCAGAAGCAAAACAGGTAGCAGGGAAATAACCATGATAAGGCTTCCGGCTGCGGATGCGATGGCGGATACAAATGAGAGGTTCGTTGATTTCATATCGAGCACTTCCTTTCTCGTTTGGCGTACCTTTTTCTTAATTATATCATGAATGGAGGAAATTGAAATGAGTGTAAAGCCAATTAAATTGGAAAATAAATTATCTGTAAAGGGGCAGGATGTAACCAGCGTAACGCTGGACTTTTCTCAGCTTACTGGGAGAGATCTGATTAAAGCTGAAGCAGAGGCACGGGCAGATGGAGAAGTAACGCCCATGCTGACCTTTTCTCTGAAATACCAGGCATCTTTGGCAGCCCGCATGATTGGTATTACATATGACGAAATGATGGACATGAATGCAGTTGATTTTTCCAAAATTACAAACAAGATACTCAATTTTTTAACCAAACAGGGCTGACGTTAAAAAGCCTCCGAAAGTGCACCATCCTATTGGCGAAAGGGACCCGGAGCCCGGTTGAGTTCTATTTGCTCCTGCCGCTTTGGGAACTGGATGAATGGGCAGAAGCTCTGCTGGAATTGTATAAAGAAATGGAAAAGAAAGGAGGAAAGTAAATGGCTGATAATATGTCCATGTCATTCGTTATTGGGGCTACGTTAGCTGCTAGTTTTATGGGAGCGTTCAAAGCGGCAGCGTCTGAAACAAAAATGTTGGCAAGCGTAGCAGCCAATGCCCATGCCAAAGAAAAAGAGCTGGCGGAGCAGAGTAAAATCCTTAACCGAATCTGGGAAAAGGGGCAAATCTCTATCGAACACCATAAAGAGGCCCTAGCACAGTTGACTGCACAGATGGATAAGGTGAAGGCCGCGCAGGCGGCTATTGCCAAACAAAAAACTTTGGAAGGAAAGTTTAAAGCCTATGGGCAGAAACGGAACCGGGCTGTGGGAAACATCATGAAGGCGGGAGCAGCTGCTTATGCCATGAGTGTACCACTTCGTGACGCGGTTGAAATGGAATCCAGTATGTCTGATGTGGCCAAGGTTGTAGACATGACAGATGATGAATTTGCTGACATGAAGAACAGTATTGTAGAAATGTCTACGCGTATTCCGATGTCGGCCAAAGGGATTGCGTCCATCGTAGCTTCTGCCGGACAAGCGGGCATTGCAAAACCCGAACTACTAACTTTTGCTGAAGACGCTGCCAAAATGGGTGTTGCCTTTGATATAACAGCGGAACAAGCTGGCGACATGATGGCTAAGTGGCGTACAGCATTTAAGATGGGGCAGTCGGATGTTGTTGCGTTGGCAGATAAGATTAACCACCTGAGCAATAATACCGCATCGACAGCTGCCCAGATTTCTGATGTGGTTACTCGTATTGGGCCGCTAGGGGAAGTTGGAGGTATGGCATCCGGTGAGATTGCAGCATTAGGCGCGTCCATGGTTGGCTCTGGGGTACAAAGTGAGGTGGCTGCTACTGGTATTAAGAATTTGATTTTGGGCATGACAGCCGGGGCTGGAGTCACGAAATCACAGGCGGCGGCGTTTGAAGCATTGGGACTTAGTTCTGTTGATATGGCCAAAAAGATGCAGACGGATGCCAAAGGGGCTATTATTGAAGTCCTTACGGCATTAAAGGGGCTGGATAAAGATCAGCAGGCGAATGTACTTTCTGATTTGTTCGGCAAAGAGAGCATTGGGGCCATTGCTCCACTTCTTTCAAATCTAGAAGGACTTCAGAAAAACTTCAGCATGGTTGGCGACTCCAGTCAATATTCCGGGTCTATGCTAAAGGAATATGCAGCGCGGTCCAAGACAGCCAAGAACTCTATGGAGCTGCTTAAAAATGCTGGAACGGCAACATCTATAGCTATTGGTGACGCTATGCTTCCGACTTTAAAAGCATTAACGGCTGAATTATTGCCAGTCGTAAAGATTGCGCATGATTTTATCCAGGCGCATCAAGATGCTATTACAACAGCAGTCAAATTCGCGGGAGCCATTGTAGCAGCCGTTATCGCTGTAAACGCCTTTGTTGTTGTTGAAAGTACGGTTATGCAAGTAATTACCGGTGTCAAGATGGTATACAATTGGGCAAAAATTGCGATTATAGCCTTTAAAGACAGTCAGATTGGAGCCACCATTGCGACGAAAGCTTATGCAGCGGCTGCACGGGTTGCGCAGGCAGCTCAATGGTTATTTAATGCAGCATTAAGTGCGAATCCGATAGGTCTTGTTATTATAGGCCTTCTTGCTCTGGGTGCTGCCGTTTATTGGTGCTACAACCATTTTGAACAAGTTCAGGCCTTTTGTACATCTATGTGGGAAAGCCCGGCTGCGGCCGTTATTGCTTTTCTCACTGGCCCGATTGGCTGGCTAATCTACATTGGAGCTGGGATTATTGCGAACTGGGAGACAGTAAAGCAGTGGTTTATCACCTTGTGGGAAGATCCCGGGGCTGCCATTGACCAGTTCAAATCATTCGCAAGCAGTAAGCTGGATGAACTTTATCAGAAAGCTCAGGAGATCTGGAATTCCATCAAAGCAGTATTCAAAGACCCGATTCAGGCCGTAGTAAATTTTGTGAAAGGCGGAGACGGTGACGCGGCTAATGCAGCTGGGAACCCTATTCCGGAGAATGCGGCAGGCGGCATTTATGCACGCGGAGCATTCCTGACATCTTTTGCAGAGCGAAGCCCGGAAGCAGCTATTCCCATCAATGGAACAGCGCGGGCGGCTAGATTGTGGACGCAGACTGGACAAATGATGGGGCTTCTTCCTAAATCCGTTGGGGATAATGCGGGCAAAGGGACCAGCGCCATGTTGTCCAGCATCAACCGTCTCGGAACCGTTCACAGTATGCCGGAAGGAACAGTCATCAATCTTTCTTATAACCCGCAACTTACAATTACGGGGAATGCGGAGGTAGAGAAAGTACAGCATGTGATGGATGACCAGCGGGATAAGCTTGAAGAGGTTCTGGAAAGAATTGTGAGAGATCGGAGGCGTCTGGCTTTTGACTAAACGTATATACAAGACGATACAGGGAGACACCTGGGACGGAATCGCCATTAAAGTGTATGGGGATGAACGGTACATAAATGAGCTTCTGGAAGCCAACCAGGAGTTCAACGAAATTGTTATTTTCCCGGCCAACATCAAATTGATGCTGCCGGAAATTGAAACAAAAGCGACGTCTATCCTTCCGCCCTGGAAGAAGGTGTAAGTGTTGTCTTTACTTGATGATGTCTTGAAAGGGAATTATGCGGCTGGTTCAACAACGGGTTACGCCCGGAGAGCTTACCCGAAGATTGCGTACAACAAAAAAGATATTACGCAGGCTATGCTTTCCTACCTGAAAAGCCTGGAATTTACGGACGTTTTGACCGGGCAGGCTGATGATTTGCAGATTGTATTGGAAGACAGGTCCGGGCTCTGGCTGGAAGCATGGTTCCCGGATAAAGGGGCAACGCTTACGGCTTCTATTTTGACAAAATACTGGAGTAATCCAACGGAAGCAGAAAAAGAGCTATCGCTGGGTCTATTTGAAATTGACGAAATCGAATGCAGCGCGATGCCGTCTGAAACGAAAATCAAAGCCGTCTCTGTGCCTAACAATACGACTTTGCGTGGAGAAGAACGAACTCGCTCTTGGGAAGGCTATACCATTCAAAAAATTGCCCAGGACATTGCGGATAATGCAGGAATGCAACTGAATTTCTCTGCTAAGGATAATCCAACATTGGAACGGGTAGAACAAACGGAGCAGTCTGATTTGGCTTTTCTGAATAAACTGTGCCAGGATAATGGGCTATCACTCAAAGTAACAGACAACCAGATTGTTATCTTTGATATGGCGGATATGGAAGCGGCTGAACCATCTTTGACTTTTCTTCGTCCGACGGTAGCTGATTTATCAGCCTCCGTCGCAAGAAGTGGAGATTCCAATGGGACGAACACTGGAAATGTATTGAAACAATTAAAGCCGGCTTCCTGGTACTTTACATCTTCCATTCGGGATGTATACAAGGCTTGCACGGTGGAACATTCTCGGGGAAAGAAGAAAGAGAAAATTAGTGCCACTTTTACGGATCCGACTAAAACAGAGGGGAAAACGCTACTGGTCAAGAAAGATGTAAAAAGCGTAGAAGAAGCAGAACGCATGGCACGGAAAGCTCTTCGTGATAAGAACAAAGATGAAGTGACGGGCTCTCTCTCCTGCATGGGAGATACGGACCTTTCTGCCGGTCTTACCGTAACCGTGAAAGGCTTTGGAAAGTTTGATGGTAAGTATATTATTTCCCGAGTAAAGCACTCGCTAGGAAATGGATATCGGTGTTCTGTTGATCTCAGGAGGTGCCTCAATGGCTATTAATGACAGGCAATTGTTGTCAGTGTTGCGCCGGGTTATTCGTATAGGCAATGTGTCCAGCGTAAACCCAGAAACGATGTCTTGCCGTGTTGTGTTCCCCGATATGGATGATAATGTCAGCGCAGAGCTTCCGTTGCTGAATACTGGGAGTGCTTACTGTAAAGAGTACTGGCTTCCTGTAGTCAACGAGCAGGTAGTATGCCTGATGCTGCCTAACGACGGAGGAACAGGAAACAATGAAGGGATTATCCTGGGAAGCTTCTTTAATGATGTGGATAAGCCCGTGAAAACGGGTATCGGCATTCGACGCATTGATTTTGGCGATGGCTCCTATGTAGAGCATGACAGTAATACCGGAAACCTGACTATTCAGGCTGTTGGGAATATTATCATTAAAGGGGCAACGGTTCGCATTAACGAATAGGAGGAAATGAAAATGTCAGCGGCAACTCGTTTGGGCGATAAGAACACAGGGCATGATTCCTGCCCACCCGTTGCGCTTACATCGGCCAGTGATACGGTATTTATTAATGGGAGAGGTGCCGGCCGTATCAATGATACATACGCCAGCCATTCCTGTAAGGTTCATAGCCCGCATGTTGGCCATATATCGAGCGGGAGTGCTTCCGTATTTATTAACGGAAGAGCGGCTGCACGGATTGGCGACCATGTAAGTTGTGGAGGCAGCGTAGACGAGGGAAGCCCTAATGTATTTATAGGAGGATGATGTCAGGTGGCAACAGTAGGAAGCCTGGGAGGCATTACCTTTAATGTGTCCAGCCGGCGAGTAGTCACGTTTGATAATTACTCACGGCAGGGAAACATCAAATCGGCAGAACACGAAATTATTGCTGAAAAGTCTCATATGGAATTCACCGGGCTAGAGCCAGAGGAAATCACCTTTGATATCCAGCTTTTTTCACAGCTCAATGTAACTCCTGAAAAGAAATTAGAAGTACTCCGGCATATGCGTGATACCGGACAGGTGATGAGCTTTATCTTGGGAAATAGCCCGGTAAGCCAGAATAAGTGGATGATTACCGGCCTATCGGAGAAGCCGACATATTGGAAACAGCGCGGGAAAATGCATATTGTGACGGTATCAATCACGCTGAAAGAGTATCGGGTAGATGAAAACGTGGCCGCGGGAACGCAGAAAAACACACCATGGGGCAACGTAAAAACGCAGATTAATGAATACCGCGAACAAGCGGATGCATATAAGCAAGAGGCTTTGGACGTGCTGGACCGGGTGGATGATGAGGTTGGTGATTTATTGTGATTATTTCTGGAAATCAAGATGGACACATTAATTGGGAACCGGGTTCTGAATTAACGGAAGTTGTACAAAATGTTCAGACTTTGCTTTCTACACATGTTTTCAGCGTACCTTTAGACAGGAGGTTAGGTATTTCATGGGATGCTATTGACGAACCATTGGATGGATCATCTGAAAGCATTTTGCAAGAGGAATTGTTAAATGCTATACAAACTTATGAGCCCAGGGCTATCGTGAATTCCGTTGAGTTTACTTACGATCCACAGAAAGAACGGATGATTCCTGTTGTGGACATATCAATCAAAGGAGGTGAAACGGCATGAATGTAAGTCAACTACCGGATATTGATTTTGTGGGTGCAGACAAGGAAAACGTCGTCTCGTATTTGATGAAGACTTATACAGCGATAACAGGAAGGACATTAGGGAAGGCGGACCCAGTCAGACTTTTTATCCTAGTTATTGCCTCCGTGGTTATCATGCTGCTAAATAAAATCAATTATACCGGGAAACAGAATCTGTTGAAGTACGCAAAAGGATCCAATTTGGATAATCTAGTGGCTTTATTAGGAGTATCACGCATCCCTGCAGCAAAAGCTACATTGACAGAGAAGTTTACACTTTCGGCAGTGATGCCGAACAATATAACCATTCCCCAGGGAACACGTGTAAGCGCGGGCGGGCAATTGTATTTTATGACAAGTGAGCCAACCGTTATTCCCGCAGGACAAACGTCCGGGACTGTACTGTGTATATGCCAGCAGGAAGGTATAACGGGAAACAATTTGAGGCCAGGCATGGTGACTACCTTGGTAGATCCAATTGCTTACGTGGCTTCTGTAACCAATACCACAACTTCAGAAGGTGGTGCCGATATAGAAAGTGATGAATCCTTACGGCTGCGTGCAGAGGAAGCCCCAGAATCATTTAGCGTGGCAGGCCCAAGTGGGGCATATGAATATTTCGCTAGGGCAGCTTCTTCACTTGTTTCTCAGGCTATTGCGGTTTCTCCTAAGCCAGGTTCTGTAGATGTGTATATCTTATCTGGAAACGGAGCTATTCCAGGGGGAGAACTTCAAACCAGGGTAAAAGAATTTTTGTCTGATAAACGCAGAAGACCATTAACTGATGTCGTCAGCGTCAAAGTTCCCGAAGTTCGATCATACGATATTAATATGACCTACTATCTGCCTGCTGGAATTCAGGCTGAACCCGTAAGAAAGAATGTAGAGAATGCTATCAATGAGTATATTACATGGCAGGATTCCAAAATGGGAAGAGATATTAACCCAGATAAGCTGGTACAACTGTGTGTAACGGCAGGAGCAAAAAGGGTAGTGATAACGGCCCCTGTCTTTACTAAAATTAATGATGGAACAGCCAGTGATGAAAAGGTAGTGGGACTGGCTAAGAACAGCGGTCACAATACCATTAACTATGGAGGCGTTGAAGATGAATGAACTAAGTACATTAAACTTATCCTATCTTCTGCCATCCTCTATAGCGGAAGATAGGGAAGTGAAGGCATTATCTAAAGTGGCGACTGGTAAGCTGCTGGAAATCAATAGTGATATTAAGCAAGTGCTACTGTGGGATGACTTGGGAAAATTTGATGACTCCATTTTGTCGGCATTAGCCTGGCAATTACACGTAGATCTGTATAATGAAGATTATCCAAAATCTGCCAGGGTTAATTTAATTCTGGGCAGCATTCTGTGGCATATGAGACGCGGAACATTGTATAGCGTAGAAATGGCACTGCACGACATTTTTCAAACCGGGACTGTGAAGGAGTGGTTTGATTATGGCGGGAAGCCCTATCACTTTAAAATTGATAAAATTACGGAACCCCTCAAAGATAAGAAAACCATAAAGCGCCTGGTAACAGCGGTCCGTCTATCAAAGAATTTACGCAGCTGGTGTGATGGGATTGGGTTTACGCAAGAGATAAAGAAAACCAACTATATAGCCATGGCAAAGCGGATCCGGTTAAAAGTTACTATCCGGCCAACAACGGTTTCTACAGAATCTGGAACGGGAACGATTTATGCTGGCGGCGTGCAGGCAATCACAGAAACCATCAATTACGTACAGGGAGGCTAATTAAATGGCAAATAATCGATACATTCTTACGGACGTAGGTCGCAACATGCTGGCAAAAGCCGGCTCATCCTTAAATGCCCTGACCTTTTTCGTAATTAAAATTAGCAGCACAGCGTATACCGCAGACCGGATACCGGCACTGACGGTGCTAGGCGGTGTGCAGCATTCTGTGTCGCTCACAAGTAATGAAGTTGTGAATGGTGCGACAGCTAAACTGACTGCCGAGATTTCCAACAATCATGTAACCACGGCTTACAGCTGGCAGAGCACCGGCGTGTATGCATTGGACTCTAGTGGTAATGAAGCCCTATTTGCTGTAGGTATCAACAGTGAAGCGATCTCCATGAAGACAATTGCAGAAGATGGACTAAAAACGCGGATCATAAACATTTACCTGACAACCGATAATGCAGAGAATGTTTCCGTACAGGTTAGCATGGACGGATATTTGAATCAGGCGGCACTAGAGACGGCCAAAAAGGAGATTTTCAATACGATATTCCCAATTGGCAGGCTTTGGATCGATTTTGGCGATACGAACCCCAATGCACAGTTCCCATGGATGACCTGGGTAAAAGTTGGAGAAGGACAAGCACTTCTATCGGCTGGTGATACGTATAAAGCTAAAAACAGCTATGGAGCCAATTCAAAGACTATCAGTATTGCCCAGCTTCCGAAACATCGATTTAACTTTAAAACAAATAGTGCCGGGAATCATAGGCATTACACAACGAACGGAATATATGAACTTGGGTGGGATGTTGCAGGTAATGGTGATAGTAATAACGGTGACCCGCTGCGGATTGCTTATGGGGATGATCGCCCCTATCATAATAACCGGATTGAAGCAAAAACATCATGGGACGGAGATCATCAGCATAACGGAACTACCGAATATTTAGGAGAAGGCGAGGCGATTGATTTTATGCAAAAGTCCATTGCTGTCAATATTTGGCAACGCACCAAATAGAAAGGAGGTGAAATATATAAATGGCAAATTTTAGTACGGGATATATTCTGACAAAAGCAGGAGAAGCATTGGCCGCTAAAGTAGCTGCCGGGACTACTACTTTAAACCTTACCCGCATGAAAGTAGGGACTGGTACAGCAGAATCTACGCAGGACTATTTAGAGCGGGCGGATATATTTTCTCCGAAGAACAGTATGGTCATTGGCAGCAAAGAACCTGTTGAGGTTGATGGTGCGCAGATTTGTGAAATCAAGGCAACTCTGGACAATAGTACTGTAGATAGCGGCTATGTAGCAACGGAATTGGGGTTATTTGCCAACGATATAGACGGGCATGAAATCTTGTATGCCGTGGCTTATGATAAAGATCCTATGTATATTCCGGCGAAAAGCGATGCGGCTAATGTAACTATTGAATTTGACTTCTATTTATATACAGCTACGGCAGACCAGGTAACGCTGGTACTTCCCAGGACAACGGAAGAATTAGCGGCACTGGCACAGGATTCAGCAGCACAGGCAAAAGAGGCAGCCGCTGCCATGGACGAAGCCAAAGCAAATTTGGAAACATATAAGAACGCAGCTGAAACGGCGGCAAATGAAGCCGCAGCTAGCGCAACGAAAGCGGAAAATGCAATTGCCTCCATGAACGTCGAAAAAGAAGCCGCGGCAGCTTCTGCGTCAGAAGCGGCGGCTTCGGCTGCGGCTGCCGCACAAAGCGCTCAGGAAGCTAAAAGCATTGCTATCGGCCAGTTGGGGTTTGATGCGGAACCAACCGAAGGCAGCAACAATCTGGTAAACAGTGATGGGATCTATAAGGCCATCCAATCAAAGACTACGGATTTAAGTAATTACTACACGAAGGGAGAAGTAGCAACAGCGATTGCTACGGCCCTGGGGAATTATTCATCTCAAGACAGCACAAGCGGAGATGTAACCATTGGTGGATGATAAGGAGGAAAACAAATGAAAGTAGATGTGAGAATTGCAGGAAATACTTACAATGGGGTGCCGGCGGTTATTTTGCCGCTGGCAACAGAGGGTACTGCCCGTTTCTGTGAAGTGTCCGATACAACCGCAAAAGCAGAAGATGTATTGCAAGGTAAAACCTTCTACAATGCAGCCGGAGAATTAACTATGGGAACGGCCGTCAAACAAACCGAGACCGTTATCCAGAGCAATGATGTGTGGTCGGTCATCGTAAATCAGACAGACCATCAGACCATTTCCTATTCTTGCTCGTCTTCCTGGAAATCGGATGAAGCGGATAAATATAAATTGGGGCTGACCGTAACCCCTGCTGTTACAGCAGATGCCGGATATACTGCCGGAGAGGCTAGTGTCGAAACGGATGAAGAAAACAAAACTATTACCATTTCAGCAAAGCCTGCAATTGAAAAAAATCCTGATGTAAATTTTAAGGGTATTTATGATTTGACATTAGGGGTAAAAGTTATAACTAATGATGAGGGAATTCCAATTGATGCCATTGAAGGATGCGATAAAAATAGTGGCGTTGGCACGCTCAATAAGAATCTCTTGAATAGTGATGAGCTGGTGCTGGCGGGAATGAATGACTTAGGACAAGAACATTTCGCATTTGCAGGCGGTAAGGTATTCGGAGACAGTGTTTACATTGGGATTGTACAGCCCGATGGAAGCAACTTCAAAACAACAAAATTCGACTTTGCCAATGGTTATTATGCTTCCTATGAACTTATAGCTCAGTGGAGCCAATTGTTCGACACTCTTTCTCAAGCAAATTCTGAAGTTTATGTGCTGGTTAGCGAATCCGAGTTTACGGCAGAGCAGGCACTGGCTGCTATTGCGGCTCATCGCTAAAAGGGGGCCGTATAGTGGAATGGTGGCAGATAATTTTAGCAGGGATTCCCTCGCTGTTGTCAGGAATCCTGCTTTTTGAATGGAAACAGCAACGTGCGCAAAGCAAGAAGGAAGAAACGGAAAAAGAACAGAAACATGCAGCACTGGTGAAAGGGGTAGAAGCCCTGTTGCGTGACCGACTTATTATCGGCATGGAGGAATGTATTGCCAAAGGATATGCCCCGATTAGTACGGTAGAGATTCTGGGGTCCATGTATACGGCATACCATAATCTGGGCGGAAACGGGCTTGTAACGGAAACATACCGACGGTTTATTGCCCTGCCTCATGCTCTGTCGGAACATCCGTAAAGGGGGGAAGACAGTTGTTCCAGTTTGAGAAAATTGACATTGAAAATATCCTGGTCATTATAGCCTTGTCAGCAAGCCTGATAATGGCTATTTTTTATGGCCTGGATAACCTAGCCATGAGCATCGTAACGGGTCTCCTAGGGTATATTGGCGGAACGGTTAAGAGCACTGCATCGAAAGGAGGTGATAAAGATGGCAAAAGTAATTGATGTAAGCTACTGGCAGAAAGATCTGGACTATGATGCAGTTGTTGACGCTGGTATTAAGGGTGTGATCATCAAGATTTCTGAAGGCGAAGAACCGGAAGATACCTGGTGGGGGCATGTATCCGCGGCCAAAAAGCATGGCCTGAAATGGGGCGTGTATTGTTTCTCCCATGCATCTACTCCCGAAGAAGCTGCCGCTGAGGCAAATGAAGTTCTATATCTGCTTGGCGGAGAGATCCCTCCTATGGGAGTGTGGTTTGACTTCGAAGCAAAGACGTGTTTGCAGTGTGAAGACCCGACCGCAGTATGCAGCGCTTTCTTAAATGCGATTACTGCTAAAGGCATCCCATGCGGTATCTATGCAAGTCTCTCTACATTAGAGGACGTTATTGATGTAAAGGCGCTGGGTGACTATGTTCCCTATTGGGTAGCACAGTACAACAAACGCTGTGAGTTTAAGGATGACTACCCGGATAATGTGTTGGCCGGGTGGCAGTATAGCGACAGTGGCTATATTGGTTCTACAAATGTTGATATGAACGAGTGGTATCTGGATTTGAATTAGGAGGAAAAGATTATGAGCAAATGGACTGAATTTAGAGATAATATGGTAGATGCGATGAATCTTGACAGTGTAGTCAACGACTTGAAAAATCAGCTGGTATCCAGCTTGACTTCTGATGGGTTCCCCGTCATTGAAGAACTGGCAAGTACCTTTGTGGAGAAAATTCAGGAACAGGCTGCCGCCGAGACAGGTTGGAATAAAGTCCGCGACAGCATTTTCCTGCCGCTGATTATCAAGCTCGGACTGTATATGATGAAGGTGGTTATGGAAAGAAGCACGGTGGAAGGAAATAAAGGCCTCAAAGCTGAATGACGCAACAAAAGAAATAAGCCCTGCCGTTTCCGGTGGGGCCTATTTTTTATGCCGCATCACGTGCAATACGGACAGCAAAGTAATTTGGATGCATAAGCAAACAAACGTTCATATGTGGTACTTGAAAGGTCACCACAGGCAGCTCATGCATTTTGTATGAGCTGCTTTTATATTGTATGATTCCTATTCTTTTTGGTTAGTCAGGTGAATAGATATGAAGTATGGATACACTTGCGTAAATCCTTCATTTTTTATGGAGTTTCAACAGAATTTGCCGCAGCAGAAGGAGTTATTGCGTGCTGGCGTAAAGAAGGAACACATGATTATTGAGGATGCGAGTCTGAGTCATCCTGATCATCCTGCCAGAAGCCTCCTGCTGCGCCGTCTGAAAGCCGGAGATGAGCTGGTTTGTTATTCACAATGTGACCTGGGAGAAACAGCTGATGAACGCTGGGATTGCCTGAATGGTCTCTCTGACCGCCGGGTAGCTGTCCGCATGCTTCACATGATGTATGAACCTGATGTAAAAGACGTTTCCAATCGTTTTACCTCTTTGCGGGACGCTGTCCGTGAAGGCCGTCTTGCATTATGTGCGTATCATAAACTGACTACGGAAACTGAAAGATGAATAGATGTATATAAAAAGGATGTAACGAAATATCTGTGTTATTTCGTTACATCCTTTTTTGTTACGGTTTAATCCGCGCATTTCCTTCACGGGAAAGATTCACGTCTTTTAATGGAATAAGGCGCGTATGATTTTTTGCTTTATGCCAGAGGAAGACGGCTAAAAATACGGGAATGCCAATGTAGGCGACACTGGCACCGTACCAGTCTATTTCCGCTCCGGTAAAGGCTGAATAATTCTGGCCTGCTGTGACGATGATGCACATCAATAACGCCAGAAGCGGACCAAAGGGGAACCATTTTGCGCGGTACGGGAGATCTTTCAGATCCTTGCCCTGTGCGACATAGGCACGACGGAAACGGTAATGGCAGATGGCAATACCAATCCAGGTGATAAATCCAGCCATACCGCTGATATTAACCAGCCAGTCGTATGCTTTGCCTTCACCAATGAGTGAGGTCAGAAAAGCGGCCAGCCCAAAAACGACAGTAGCAAAAAGGGCGTTGGATGGTACTCCTCGTTTATTTAGTTTCAGGAAGCATTTAGGAGCCTGTCCTGTTTCTGCCATGGCATACAACATCCGGGTCGATACATACAGGCCAGAGTTGCCTGCCGATAATACTGCAGTCAGGATGACTGCATTCATGACAGATGCAGCGGCTGCCAGGCCGAACCGTTCGAATACCAGAGTAAAGGGACTCACAGAAATATTTTCAATTTCTGTATTCAGTAAATTCGGATCCGTGTAGGGAATAAGAAAACCGATTACGATAAATGCCCCTAAATAAAAGAGCAGGATACGCCAGAAAATTGATTTGACGGCGCGGGGGACATTTTTTTCCGGGTCTTCACTTTCACCTGCAGCAATACCTATCATTTCGGTTCCCTGGAATGAAAAGCCGGCTACCATGAAAATGCCTAACATGGCGGTAAAGCCGCCGACAAATGGTGCATCACCGATGGTCCAGTTCGTAAATCCCGGTGATGGTTCCGGCCCGAGACCGAGAATCAGAAGAGTACCGGCAAAAAGGAATACGAGTACCGTAAGCACCTTTATGCCGGCAAAAATGAATTCGCTTTCGCCATATGAGCGGGTAGAGAGGTAATTCAATGTAAATAATACGATAAGAAAAATTCCGCTCCAGATGGCTGCCGGTATATCCGGGAACCAGTATTTCATGATCAGTGCGCCTGCTACTAATTCAGCTGCCACAGTAATCGCCCAGTTGAACCAGTAATTCCATCCCAGGGCAAACCCAAGCGACTTGTCTACATAGCGGTTTGCATACGTTTCAAATGAACCGCTGACAGGCAGATATGCCGCCATTTCTCCCAGGCTGGTCATGAGAAAGTAGACCATGATACCAATCAGGGAATAGGCGACGAGAGCACCTCCTGGCCCGGCTGTGCTGACCGTTTCCCCACCGGCTACAAAAAGTCCTGTCCCGATGGCACCGCCAATGGCAATCATATTCATATGACGTGCTTTCAGACTTCGTCGCAGGCCTTCTTCGTGCTGTTCTTCTTGCATGAAATCACTACCTTTATATGTAATTGTATAAGAACACCCCAATAAATTCTATTATACAGAAATTTATGCATGATAGCAATGGGAGTGTTCTCTTTATAGTATACATTTTAACGTATACAATCTCATCTGTCTAATATATAGATAGGATACGTGCCCATCATGGTAAGGCTTCTTTTACAGATAGTTTGCTGTTCATGCCGATTTAACGTATAATAGATAACATAGCACGTATGATACTTTGTATACAGAAGGTGAATGGATATGTCTTTTATCGCATATATTATTTTTGCCGTTCTCGTCGGGATATGGGCCAGCCACCGGGGACGCAACGGAATCATCTGGACTCTGGCCGCTCTGTTGATCAGTCCTGTGCTGGCCGCCATCGTACTGGCTGTCATGAAGGATTTATCTATTGAACAGGAACTCGAACGGAGCCGCAGAGAAAATGGCATGCTGAAGGAACGAGTGGCTGTTTCTGAGGCAGATATGCATTCGCGGATGGACCATATGGAACACCGGATCGATCATCTGGAAGGAAAAGAACCTGAAGAAATACAGCAGGAGGACAAACGGGAATTAAGTGGCAGCCCGTCTCCCCGATTTTGTAAGCACTGTGGAAGCAAGGTGCCTGATGACAGCGTTTATTGTCCCAAATGTGGATCCCGGTTATAGTGCAGGAGGAATGGCAGGAATATGATAAAAAAAATCCGTCATTATTATGGCTCATCTTATATTACGCTGGCTGGAGAACTAAATCTGGCTTCTGAATCAAGAGGCCGGTTGTTTACGCTGACGCCGGAATTGAAACAGACGGTTAACCAGATGATCTCTATATTACAGGAGGATTTTCCGTTTATCCGTCATGACATACAGGAAGGTATTATGGAAACAACAATCAGCCTGTTTGCCTATCGGAGTGCCTGCGCAGATTCGCTGTTCCTGAACCACCTGAAACAGTGGCTCATCAACCTGGCGCGCGTCTTATATGCCCATCATTGTATTGTTACGATACACTGCAATGGGACTATTATTCGAGACGGAATTGCCAGGGATTTCTGTCTGCTGAACAAAGGAGAAGAAATCCAATACAAGATTACTGCCGAAAGAGCCGTTACATTTGTGCAACGGGTCCTGTTTTCTCCATGGTGGCGGGGGAGCCTGACTATTATTTTACTGATTGTGCTGGTCTGGTTACTATATGAGCAATGGAATCCCCAGCCGGCTGGACAACTTTTTTAGGAGTGATAGGGTATGGAACTGGAAACGTGTCGTCGTGAGATTGACCGGCTGGATCAGGAATTGACGAAGCTATTGGAGGAACGGATGAAAATCGTTGCCCAGGTAGCTGCCTATAAAAAAGAACATCATTTGGAAATATACGATCCCCGGCGGGAACGGGCTGTCCTGGATAAAATCGCCGGACTGGCAGCAGATAAAGATTTGGCTTCCTATTTGCAGACGATTTACCGGTGTATCATGGATGAAAGTAAGAATTATGAACGAAAACGTATGGAATAATGCTATGACGAAGGAACGTAATACATTACAAGGCGTCGTAGAACGCATTTTGTTTGAAGCACCCGATTCGGATTATCTCGTATTCCGACTGCGCCGCGAAGATGATGATTCTGTCGTTACCGTGACGGGAAATGGTAGTAAGCCTCTGGTAGGTGACCGGCTGGAGGTCCAGGGACGCTGGACAGAGCACCGCCGGTATGGCAGACAGTATCAGGCAGGATGCTGGAAACGCCTGGTTCCCGATACGGAGGAAGGGATGGAGCGATTCCTGGCATCGGGGGCTGTCAAGGGGATAGGACCGTCTCTGGCACATCGCATCGTCGAAGCCTTTGGCAGTGCTGCTATGGAGGTATTGGAGAAAGAACCACAGCGTCTCCTGGAAATAGAGGGCATTGGCAGAAAGAAACTGGCGGATATAACGGATTCGTTCCGCAAAGAAAAAGAAGTGAATGACATTGCTATTTGCCTGGAAACACACGGTATTTCCGGACGCTTCGCTTCCCGCCTGGTACAGAAATATGGCAGTGATACCCAATATGTACTGGAACATGAACCGTACCGGATGATTCTGGAAATCGAAGGAATCGGGTTTAAAACGGCAGATCAGATGGCCATTGCTTTTGGCATGGACCCGGCATCAGACGAGCGTCTGGCAGCCGGTATGACCTATGTACTTTCTGAAATGACGGGCAATGGGCATGTCTGCATCCCTGATACGGAGTTGATCCGCCGGACTGCTGCTGTTCTTCGTGCAGAGCCATTGCAGTTACGGAATATTCTGGAAGAGGCCCTTGACATAGGCCAGCTGATATCGGCTGATTACGGCAGCGGAACCTATATTTATATTCCGGAAATGTATGATGAAGAATGTGACATTGCCAGACGGATCCAGTATATGTCGGAAATGAAGCCGCTGTCTATCCATACGCCGGTTCAGTTATTTCTGGACCGCTGGCAGGATATCTGCCATTTTGAACTGGCAGAAAAACAACGAGAAGCAGTGGAAGCATCTCTGCAGTCAGGACTGCTGGTCATTACTGGCGGACCGGGAACGGGCAAGACGACGGTCGTGCAGACGATCATCAGTCTGGCTGAACAGGAACAATTGCGCATCATCTTATGTGCTCCGACGGGCAGGGCAGCTAAACGCCTTTCGGAGACGACTGAACGAAAAGCACTGACGATTCACCGTCTGCTGGTCCCCATGGGATTCCATGGCCGTATGCAGGTATTTGAATATAATGAAACGAATCTCCTCAAGGCCGATCTGGTCATCGTCGATGAAGTATCGATGCTGGACATGAGCCTGATGTATCACCTTTTCCAGGCATTACCGCCGGCCTGCCGTGTTATTCTGGTCGGGGATGCCGACCAGCTTCCGTCTGTCGGCGCCGGGTCCGTCCTGCATGATATTATCCGTTCCGGCCGCGTATCGGTTATCCGGCTGGATACGATTTTCCGGCAGCGGGAAGGCGGCCGTATCGTGACCAATGCTCATCTCATCAATTACGGCCGGATGCCCGTTGTCAATGAAGATGAAGAGTTTCGTTTTGTTGCTATTGACAGTGAAAGCCAGGGAGCAGAAATCATCAGCCGGTTATATGAATCCGAGTCATCTGAAACGGGCGATAAATTTGCTGTACAAGTGGTATCGCCTATGTACCGCCAGGATTGTGGTGTCGATCACCTGAATGCACTGATACAGGAAACGACAAATCCTCCGGCACCGGGAAAATCAGAATTAAAAAATGGACATACAGTGTATCGAACTGGCGATAAAGTAATGCAGAAGCAAAATGATTACGAAAAAGGCGTATTCAACGGTGACATAGGAGAAGTGTTTGCTGTAACCGATAAGACCGTATATGTCCGATATCCGGAACACGATGTCAAATATGAAGGACCGGAACTGGACGAAATAACGCTGGCATATGCCATTACGGTCCATAAAAGCCAGGGAAGCGAATATCAGGTTGTCATTATGGCACTGGTCAACAGCCATGCTATCATGCTGCAGCGGAATCTCTTGTATACGGCAGTGACCAGAGCAAAACGAAAGGTAATACTGGTAGGGACGAAACGGGCATTGGAAAGGGCCGTGCAGAACGTACGGACCAGTCAGCGTCATACGCTGCTGGCAGAGCGGATACGTCAGGAGGAAATCACTTGATGAACTGGTTGCATACTATTTTGTTTCCACCGCGTTGTCCCGGTTGTGGCCGGTCTGTCAGCAGCCACGGTACATGGTGTTCCCTTTGCTTTCAGTCTGTATGGCATCCCAGACTCGTTAATGGCAGCCGACGTAATCACCTTGACGGATGTTATGCCCTGACTGACTACAGAGGCCATATACGGCGTATTCTGCAGCAGATTAAATATGAACGGAAATTCCAATATGAGGCAGCATGTCTGTATTTGTTATCCCGTTTTCCCTGGATGGATGAAATCCGTACGGATATAGCTGTTCCCGTTCCACTGTCCCTGACGAGGCTTCGGAAACGGGGATATAATCAGAGCGAATTTATTTTTCATTCCTGGGCTGAGACGTTTACTGTCTGGTCTGATGTGTTGCAGCGGAGAAGGGCTACCCGGTCCCAGTGGAAGTTGTCGCGATCGGAGCGGGCAGAGAATGTAGCCGATGTTTTTTCTGTCAAATATGGAATGGCCGTACAGGGTAAGACAATCCTTCTGGTTGAGCAAAGATGCTTGGGATTGATACAATATTGGAAACGGTGTGCATAGCGAAAAAGTCCATATATAGCGAGGCCTAGGCAAACGTCGGCAGATGGCCGGCTTTTTTTGTGCCTAAAATCAGGAGAGCGGACTTATAGCAAAGGAGAAGAAAAAACGGCAATAAGAATACGGCAGTAACGATAGCTTTTTATCGTTACTGCCGTATTTTTTAGATTTTCTTTCCCCATTGAATACCAAACAGGGTTTCATCGTTTGGCCCCAATTTTATAACTGCATGGTTATTGAGCAGAGAAGAAATATCTGGCCCTAAATTGTCTTGTCGGTCAAATGCTATGAAGATTTGTTTTCCTCTGATGGTTGAATACAGTTGTAATAGTTGCCGTAAGTTTTCATCGGAAATATTCGGAAATAATAATGAATCGTGGGCAAGAGCTGGCAGTGGTGTCAATTTTAAAATACTTAAATCGTAAATCAGCATTCCTTTATAATTGGTGCCAGTTCCTGAATCTCTCGGTGTCTCAAAGGTATAGCTGTTGCTTTTTAGCAACCTGAGAATGGGCGCATTGTCTTCACCATGAGATATGAAGTCGCTGATTTTCTCCATTTCATCATTAATACTTTTTTCCATCTGATGCAGAAGCAATGTGGTTCGCTCTTCAAGTGCTTTCTTTGCTTGCTTTTCAATTTCAGTTAAATTTTGCAGATTGATAAAATTATCGCATTCATTTTCTAAAGTAGTTATCTCATGATCGAGCTTAGTATAAGCGGTAAGAAATTCGTCACTAAATGCCATCGATGGTTTTAGTCGTTCGATATAATTTTGGATTTTATCCACTTGGTTTTGGAGAGGTAGTAGCTCTTGTTCCATTCTTCTCTTTGTTTCAAGCAATTCATCTTTGAGTATAGATTGTATCTTGTGGTGGAATTTTTCAATTTTAGCTAGTTTTTCAATATTGGCATTGGGGAAGAAGGTCAAGAGATTATTCAAATCTGCTTCCGTTGGTTGAACCCCAAGTTGAAGATTTAAATCGACGAGATGAATATCATTTTTCTTCTGCTCAAGCTTTTTTCTGGCATCACGAAGATATCGTTTTAATTCGTTTATTTGATTGGCCTTTTTCACTTCTTCTCTATCAACAGAGGAATTATTGGAGAAGGCTAGGTCTTCTTTTTCTTGACGTAATTCGGCTAACTTTGATTGTGCCTTCTCATACTCTTTTTGTCGTGTAATAGCAGAGGCGATAAAGTTGTATTTCTGTGCTGTACGAAAGGCGGAGTGCTTGTCTTTAGCGGATTTTAACTGGTTCTGGAAATATGAAATCTCATTATGGTGGTTGAAAAGACAGAGCAAGACATTGATTGCAGCCGTACTGTTCTCTGACTCTCTGATTTTCAATGGCTGCATTTCATCGATTTTGCTTTTCTTATAGATACGGAAAAAGCGGCTGATTGTATTCCTAAATGAAACTCCGGGAAAATCCATTTTGTATTGATGACAAAGCCATTGAGTGTATTCAGTCAGGCGTATCTCTTTGAAGATATCTTTTGACGGATGTTCACGAATCACGTCAGGATTTGTTGTATCTCGCGAAAATCTGTAATCTTGATTTGAAAAACGAAAGGTGAAAAATATTTCATGGTTTCCCAATTCAATCACAGCATCGCTTTTTACATAAGACGAACCACCAAATGCGAAATCAATTATCATAAGCATGGTGGATTTTCCAATAGAATTCGCTCCATTTTTACTTCCTAGTATGACATTTAACCCTGGGTGAAAGTTTATTGTTTCCTCTGGGTGCTTTGGAGTTTTAAATTTGGAGCAAGATATTTCTATCAACATTTTTCTATTTCTCCCTTTTCATTTAATGTAATTTTTTTGAGGGCGTATAGACAATCCAGAACATCAACGAGTTCTACAGGCCCCTTGATGGCTCTGCATAGATGCAGAAGTTCGACTGGAGTCTTAGGAGTATTCAGGTTATATAGGATGCAAGGCATCTTGGATAAGATGCTGTCATTATATGAAAAAAGTTTATTTGGTAATATCATGAAATACCTCGCAGGATTGAATGAAATAACAGACAACAATATTACAATAAATCAGATTTTGTTTTGTTATGCGGTGAATTTGCTTAGATATACTTTCATATATTGCAATTTGTGAAAGCCCTTTATCTTCCAAGCGCTGACAAATTGTTTTTATTTCGATACGAACCAACTCGTCTGAATATTGTTTCTGGCGTGATAGGTTCTGCATGATTTGATTAATATAGAAAAAGTATTTTGTGACATAATTTTTTACGGTTTCTGCTAGAAGAAGATTTTCATCTTCATCAATCTTATTTGCAATAAACGTCGGCTCGTAATTTAACGAAGTTAAAGTACTTGGCTTTAAATAAACCAGACTTTCAACAACTCGTCTTATGCCTTTATCAATGTTTACATCAGATATTGTACTTCTTGCTTTTCTGGACTCAATCTGCAGTTCTTTTGCTGTTTCGAGTTCCTTGCGTTCGTGTGCTGTATGCTTCAAAATATACTGTTCAAAGCAATCATGACAAACGGCACAGATATTTGAGAAAGAAGGTGCTTTCTTTTCATTGATGATAAGAACCTCATAATCGGGGGTGCTTCTTCCGTCATCAGCAAATTTTTGGAGATGGTGCGAACAGCCTGGCATAGAGCAGGTGCTGTTGCAATCATCTAACAGACCACTGCCATATTGTCCTTTCAGCTGATTTGACTTATAGTGTGCTTCTTGCTCACGTCGCGTATTTTCCAACGCCGGATCAATAAGTTCTTCGAGCCCACGCTTTAACAGATCGAATAACTTTTCACCAACATTATCTTTGGTTACGTCTTCAGCAAATAGTGTTATGTCCTTTGCTAAACCATCCAGCACAATATCTGATCGATTTGGATCATGTATTGATTCGATGAAATTATCTCGTGTCAGACGAGATAACATTTTTCCTGCCAATTTTTTGGTTGGCTTACTTGTATAGAATTTTCTGAGAGATCCATCCTTATAGCTTTCTTCTGAGGAAGGGTCTCTTTTTGTATACCATTCATCTTCAGGGATGTCGCAGAGCATCTGGATAAGATTACGCATGAAACTAGGAACTTCTGCATCTTTCATGAGATGAGGACGAATAGCGTGTATGACCTCTTTGAACAACATGGTAGGGCTCCTTGTTTTCCTATTTTTCCTACGGTTTCCTAAAACATCTAATTTGAGGGAGGGGCATTTTGTATAGTAGGGATGTAAGTTAACTTCATTTTACCATTTCTTTTGCTCCCTGAAAATATATTGAAGATTGCTAATATTAGGGAAACAAAAGAGAAACTGTCTCGACGTTCACTCCCGGACGCGGGTGTGCCCAGAGCCGAGAGACGGTCTGGAAAGTTAATCACGTCAGCCTACTGGGATGGTTGGCCATAGAAGCGAGGATGCATCTTATGGTCAATTTCGACAGGCTGCCTGCGTGGATTCTCGCTTCGCATTATGCGAAGGAGATCGCGCATGGCCAATCTACAGACAAACAAACAGAAGCAGTATTACATTCCTCTGGAGCTCACTCCAGAAACCGTCATCACCGAGGAGTACAAGGATTGTGAAGTCCGCTGGTCAAAAATCGGTTGCCGGAAGGTACGTACTATCCTGATTCCAGCAACCAAAGAACAGTACTATGAATTCATGCGTCCGCTCTGGCGGGAAGATAAACGACAGCAGCGGCATGGTGCCGATGAGGTATCGGCGGACAAGGTGCGGGATGACTACGAGCTGGAGGTGCCTGATGACTTCAACTTAGAGGAAGAAGTCGTGAAGGAAGAGTTGCTGGCAGCGCTGCGCCATGAACTGGCAGCCCTGCAGGACATCGATCGGACTATCTTGATGATGCTTGCCGATGGTTCCAGCGAAGCGGCGACCGGGAAGGCCGTCGGCTTGAGCCAGAAAGCGGTGAACAAGCGCAAACATAAGCTCTATGCACTCCTAAAGGAACACCTCGAAGACTTCCGTTAAATGGGGAAAAATCCGGCTGCAAAAAAAGTGGCCGGATTTTTTTTGAAATCGGTACTTAACGATAACGCGGTTGTCCTATTACTGGTGAAGGGCGAACGAAGAAACTCTTCAGGAAGGAGGCAGACAGATGATTCACACACAGACACCTGAGAAACTGGCTCAGCAGCAAAAGATGAACCGGGAACTGGCGGCAGTGCTGATGGCCATCAGCACCACGACCCGCAGTATCGCCAGGAACATCCATCTCTTATCGATGCAAAGACATGTGAAAGGAGTCAATCCGTATGACAAACGATGAATTGCAGAAACTGGCAGCAGCCCTGACCGATTGCGGAAAGGCGCTGCTGAAGATTTCCGAAGCCATGGCGGTGAAAGAAGATAATCCGCCAGCTTCAGAAGCAAAATCTGAGAAGGCTGAAGAGCCGCTGACCCTGGAAGATGTCCGTAAAGTTGCTGCCGACAAGGCTCGCAAGGGATTCACAGCAGAAGTCCGCAGCCTCATCCAGAAGTATGGGGCGGACAAGCTGTCCGGCATTGATGCGGCACAGTATGAAGCGTTCCTGAAGGAGCTAGAGGTGATCGATCATGCCGGGTAAACACGCGGTGCTGTCCGCATCTTCCTGCTACCGATGGTTGGCCTGCCCGCCGTCCGCCCAGGAATGTGCCAATTTGCCGGATACCTCCAGTGAATTCGCCCGCCAGGGAACAGATGCCCATATGCTCTGCGAATTCAAGGTGAAGACAGCTCTGGGGCAGAAGATGGAAGACCCGACGAAATCCCTGACGTACTTTGATGAGGAGATGGCGGAATGCACTGATGAATATGCGCAGTTCGTTATGGAATGTCTGGCAGCGGCCAAAGCATCCTGCAAGGACCCGCTGATTATGATTGAACAAAGGTTGGACTTTTCCAAGTGGGTACCCGGCGGATTCGGAACAGGCGACTGTCTCATCGTAGCCGACGATACTTTGACGGTCATCGATTACAAGCACGGTCTGGGAGTCCTGGTGGATGCCGAGAAGAATCCGCAGATGATGTGTTATGCCCTCGGTGCGCTAAAACTGTTCGATGGCATCTATGATATACGCCAGGTATCCATGACCATCTTCCAGCCCCGCCGTGACAACGTCAGTACCTGCACCATGAGCAAGGAAGAGTTGCTCCAGTGGGCCGAAACGGTGCTGAAGCCCGCAGCGGAACTGGCGGCCAAAGGCGAAGGGGAGTACAAGGCTGGCGGCCATTGCCGCTTTTGCAAAATCAAGGCGACATGCCGCAAGCGGGCTGAATATAACCTGGAACTGGCCCGGTATGATTTCGCCGTCCCGTCCACGCTTCAGGATGAAGAAATCGAAGCCGTCCTGGCCAAGGCCGATGAACTGGTGAACTGGGCCGGGGATGTCAAAGAATACGCTTTGCAACAGGCCCTGTCCGGCAAGCATTGGGACGGATGGAAACTGGTCGAAGGCCGGTCGAACCGCCGCTACGTAAGTGAAGAAGCAGTCGCCGCCAAAGTGGAAGATGCGGGCTTCGACCCATATGAAAAGAAGCTGCTCGGCATCACGGCGATGACGAAACAGCTCGGCAAGAAGCGGTTCGAAGAACTGCTGTCAGATTTAGTGGAAAAGCCGCAGGGCAAGCCGGTCTTGGTGCCGGAATCGGATAAGCGTCCGACCATGCATACCGCGGCAGATGATTTCAATGATGAAAAATAAGGAGGAACTTGTTATGTCCAAGAATTATGTCAATCCGTGCAAAGTGATTACCGGAGTCAATACCAGATGGTCTTATGCCAACGTCTGGGAACCGAAGTCCATCAATGGCGGTACGCCGAAGTACAGCGTCAGCCTGATCATCCCCAAGTCGGATACGAAGACCGTAGAAAAGATCCGCGCCGCCATCAAGGCTGCCTACGAAGAAGGTGAAAGCAAGCTTAAGGGCAATGGCCGCGCTGTACCGGCTCTCGAAGCCATCAAGACACCGCTCCGTGATGGCGACCTGGAACGCCCGGGCGATGATGCCTATAAAGACAGCTTCTTCGTCAATGCCAACTCGGCGACCAAGCCGGGCATCGTCGATGCCGACTGCCAGCACATCCTGGAACGCTCCGAAGTCTATTCTGGCGTCTATGGCCGTGCGTCCATCAACTTCTATGCCTTCAACAGCAATGGCAACAAGGGTATTGCCTGCGGCCTGAACAACCTGCAGAAAATCCGTGACGGCGAACCCCTCGGCGGCAAACCCCGTGCAGAAGATGATTTTGCTACGGCTGACGATGATGATTTCCTGGCATAAGGAGGCGTGATTATGGAAACTGTGATGAAACTGATTCTGGATGGTCTGTACTGCCTGGTTGCACTGTGCGCCGGCGGGTTCTTCGTGGCCATGATTTATACGGATATCAAAAAAGACCAGCGGGATGAAGAAATGGCCCGGCACCGGGAAGAACGGGAAGAAGAATATCACCGCAAGCAGATGGAATCCTTCCGGAAATAAGTAGTGGTAAATAGCGGCGGCGGGGCCTTGTGCCTCGCCGTTTTTTCGAGGTGAAGAGTATGGAAAACATCAGTATCGATATTGAAACATTCAGCGATGTCAGCCTGGTTAAATGCGGCGTGTACAAATATGCTGAATCGCCGGCCTTTGAAATTCTCATCTTCGGATATGCCATAGATGGCGGCGAGGTGCAGGTCGTTGACCTGGCGCGGGGAGAACGCATCCCGGATGATATCCTAGATGCCCTGACCGATGAATCTGTCACCAAGTGGGCGTTCAATGCCAGCTTTGAACGGGTCTGCCTGTCGCGATACCTGCGTGACCTGAGAATGAGCCTGGATCCGTTCCATGACCATCATCCGCTTTCCCGGGACTGTGCCAGGTTCCTCAATCCGGCAGGATGGAAATGCTCCATGATCTGGTCGGCCTATATGGGCCTGCCCCTTTCCCTGGAAGGCGCAGGGGCCGTTCTGAAACTGGACAGCCAAAAGATGAAGGAAGGCAAAGAAATGATCCGCTATTTCTGCGTTCCCTGCAAGGAAACCAAATTGAATGGCGGCAGAACGAGGAATCTACCTCGGCATGCACCCGATAAATGGACGCTGTTCAAGTCCTACAACAAACGGGATGTGGAAGTGGAAATGGCCATCCAGGAGCGGCTGAAGAAGTATCCTGTCCCGGAACCGATATGGGATGAATATCATCTCGACCAGGAAATCAACGATCGGGGCATCGCCATTGACCGGACGCTGGCTGAAAATGCCATCGTCATCGATGCCCGCAGCCGGGACAGCCTGATGGCTGTACTGAAGGGAAAGACGGGCCTGGAGAATCCGAACTCCGTTATCCAGATGATCGGCTGGCTGGAACAGCATGGGATGAAGACCGATTCTTTGGGAAAGAAGCAGGTGCAGGAACTGCTGAAGACGGCAGAAGAACCGCTGCGCAGTGTACTGCTGCTCCGGCAGAAGCTGGCCAAATCCTCGGTCAAAAAATACCAGGCCATGGAAATGACGGCCTGCGAGGATAGCCGGGCCAGAGGCATGTTCCAATTCTATGGGGCCAACCGGACCGGGCGATTTGCCGGCCGGCATATCCAGCTGCAGAATCTGCCCCAGAACCATCTGCCGGATCTCGCAGAAGCTCGGGAATTGGTACGCCAGGGAAATTATGAAGCCTTGGAACTCCTGTATGATTCCATCCCCGATGTCCTTTCCCAGCTGATCCGTACGGCCTTTGTACCCCGGCAGGGGCTGAAGTTTGTGGTATCGGATTTTTCGGCCATTGAAGCCAGGGTGTTGTCGTGGCTGGCAGGCGAAACATGGCGTTCGGATGTCTTTGCCAGGAATGGCGATATCTATTGTGCTTCGGCCAGCTCCATGTTCGGCGTTCCCGTGGAAAAACATGGCGTCAATGGCCATCTCCGGCAGAAGGGGAAAATCGCAGAACTGGCCCTTGGCTATGGCGGCTCCGTAGGTGCGCTGAAGGCCATGGGAGCCCTGGACATGGGCCTTACAGAAAATGAGCTGTATCCTCTGGTACAGTCCTGGCGGTCGGCCAATCCGCACATCGTCGATTTCTGGTGGCAGGTAGATGCCGCCGTGAAGACGGCTATCAAGGAACATATCCCCATGCGGACCGGCTGCATCCGATTCCTCTGCCAGAGCGGCATGCTGTTCATCCAGCTCCCAAGCGGACGGCGGCTTTCCTATGTGAAGCCCCAGATAGGCGAGAACCGCTTCGGCGGGGAATCCGTCACCTATGAGGGCATCGGCGCAACGAAGAAGTGGGAACGGCTGGAAAGCTACGGCCCGAAGTTTGTGGAAAACATAGTCCAGGGCATCAGCCGGGACATCCTCTGCTATGCCATGCAGACGTTGCGGTGCTGTGCCATCGTCGGCCATGTCCATGATGAACTGATCATCGAATGCAGCCGTGATGCCAGCGTCGATGCCATCTGCGAGCAGATGGGCCGGACACCGCCGTGGGCTGAAGGATTGTTGCTCCGGGCAGACGGATACGAATGTGAATTTTATCAGAAAGATTGAAACGGAGGTACTTAAAGCAGCGGATTCTGTCCTGTTACTGATAGAGGACGAGTTCCTCGGAAATTTTAACGAAAGGTGGAATCCGCTATGAAATTTTTAATTCCGGAAGATGAGCTTGGCGTGTTTGCTGATCAGGGAGGTGTGCCAAGGGTTGACAGCCTGTTTGTCGCTGATGTTTTTGATAAACAGCATTTCCATGTACTGCGTGATATCGCAAAAATCACTCAATCCAAATCTGGATTGAGTGAAACATTCATTGCATCCAACTTTGAGTCCAGTACATATTGTGATGCCACAGGCAGAAAACTGCCGCGTTACCTGCTGACCCGTGATGGCTTCACGATGCTGGTCATGGGCTACACAGGCCCGAAGGCGATGCACTTCAAGGAACTCTACATCCGGCGTTTCAACGAGATGGAACAATGTGTCCGGTCGCTCCTGTCTGCCCGGCAGGAATTCCCGATGCTGACGGATATGATCTGCCGCCTGCATGAAAACCCGAAGCCGTACCACTTCAGCAACGAATGCGACATGTTGAACCGCATCGTTCTCGGCATGTCTGCCAAGCAGTTCCGGCTGGCCAACGGCATCGAAAAAGGGCAGAGCATCCGCCCTTATCTGACCGCGCGGCAGATCCATGCTCTGGACCGGCTGCAGCACCTGGATTACGGCCTGCTGTATTCCTGCCCGAATTTCCAGCAGCGCAAACAGATGCTCATGACCTATTACAAGACGGAACTGGAGGGATGAAGCATGTTTTACGTCAAGGAACCGATTCATGATGCCATGGAAGTCACGGTTGAAATCAACGATGAGAATGTATTCTGCCGCTGCCCGGTTTGTGGCAGAGAAATCCTGGTGGATCTGGAGGAAGTCCTGGGCGATGGGAAGGGCGACCTGTTCGGGACAGCGGTCCTGTGTGAAGACTGTTCCCGGGAACTGATGGAGGTGCGCGATGGAGATGAACCCGAAGCGTAACGCCGAACATTATCCCGACCCCACAGCCTATCAGGCCATCCGGAATGCGGAACCTCCAAGGTTCCCGTTCCGGCCCGTGGTGTATGTCTGCTCGCCCTATGCCGGGAATGTGGATGCCAATACAGCCAGGGCGAGGAAATACTGCCGCTATGTGACAGACCAGGGAGGCATTCCGCTGGCCCCGCATCTGTACCTGCCCCAGTTCCTGGATGAAAAGACGGAGCGGGACCTAGCCCTTTTCATGGATATCGCCCTTCTGTCCAAGTGTGCGGAACTCTGGGTGTTCGGCGATGTCACCTCGGACGGGATGCAGAAAGAAATCGAGTATGCCAGACACAAAAGGAAGCCTGTCCGGTATATCAAGGAGGTTTAAGGATTATGGAATTTACCCTTTATACGGCTGCTCTTACGGGGGCAGAAGCCAATTGCCGTTATCCGGAACAGCGGAAAATCAGCTGTGCCAAAGACCTTGAAGCAGCGGCTGCGTTTGACCATGTCTGTGTGGCATTCAAAAATGATTACCGGAAACGGGAGAACTTTCTCTCATCGGATGTCCTGGTCATGGACTGCGATAATTCGCATACGGAAAATCCTGCTGAATGGATGACCATGGAGAAATTCCTGGCCATGATGCCGGATGTCCCGGTGGCCATCGTCCCGTCACGGAATCACATGAAGCCCAAAGACGGGAAGTGTGCCAGGCCGCGCTTCCATGTCTATTTCGAGATTCCCAGGATTACCGATGAACCGTGCTATACAGAGCTGAAGCGGGCTGTTTATCACGCATATCCTTTTTTCGATGAAGCGGCCCTGGATGCAGCCCGTTTCATCTACGGCTGCCCGGCTGAGAAGGTGCTGTGGCAGGATGGGAAAATGACAATCGACCAGGTGCTGAAGGCACGGGAAGCCGTATCACACAGCATTCCCCAGGGACAGCGCAATAATACCATGAGCCGCTTTGCCGGCCGGGTCATCAAACGCTACGGAGCGACCGAGCGGGCATACTCTATTTTCCTTGAGGAAGCCGAAAAATGCGACCCGCCGCTTTCTGATGCAGAACTCAATAAAATCTGGCAGAGCGCTGTGCGTTTTGGTGAACGCATTGCCAGACAGGAAGGGTACGTCAGTCCGGAACAGTACAATAACGATTTTGCCAGCCGGGGCAGCCTCAAGCCGGAAGACTACTCGGATATCGGCCAGGCCAAAGTGCTGAAACGGGAATATGGCGATGAGCTGCGGTATACGGAAAGTACCGATTTCCTCCGGTACAACGGCATCTATTGGGCTGAATCCCATCAGGAAGCTATCGGCGCGGTAGAAGAATTCCTGGAACTGCAGCTGGCAGATGCCAGGGACCAGATGGAAGCTGGCAGAAAAGCGCTGCAGGAAATGGGTGTTGCGGCAGAACTCATCGATAAGGGCGGCCGGATGCTGGAGAAAGTCATCGAAGGCAGTCAGCAGAAAGCCTTCCAGTCCTACCAGGCGGCTTTGGCATATTATGCCTTTGTCATGAAGCGACGGGACATGCGCTATATCATTTCGGCCCTGCAGGCCCTGAAGCCGATGCTGCTCATTCCCATCCAGGCCCTGGATGCGGATGAATTCCTGCTCAACACGCCTTCGTTTACGTATGACCTGCGGCAGGGGATGGCGGGCAGGCGGAATCACCGTCCGGAAGATTATATTACCAAATGTACCGCTGTCGATCCCGGAGAGGAAGGGGAAGCGGTCTGGCAGCAGGCCCTGGGCGAGTTTTTCACAGGCGACCAGGAGCTGATTGATTACGCCCAGGAAATCTGCGGACTCATGGCCATTGGCAAGGTGTATGTGGAAGCCCTGGTTATTGCCTATGGCGATGGACGGAACGGGAAGTCTACGTACTGGAACTCCGTTGCCCGGATGCTGGGAAGCTATTGCGGCGGCATTTCTGCCGATGCTCTGACGGCGAACTGCAAGCGGAACATCAAGCCGGAAATGGCGGAACTCAAGGGCAAGCGCATGGTCATCGCGGCCGAGATGGAAGAAGGTGTCCGGCTTTCCACTTCCGTCCTGAAGCAGCTCTGCTCTACGGATGAAGTCGGCGGCGAAAAGAAATACAAGACGCCGTTTACCTTTGTACCGACCCATACGCTGGTCCTGTACACCAACCATCTGCCCCGCGTCGGGGCCAGTGATGAAGGGACATGGCGCCGGCTTATCGTCATTCCCTTCAAGGCTCAGTTTGAAGGCCATGGCGAAATCAAGAACTATGCGGATTATCTGGTGGAAACGGCTGGCCCCGCTATCCTGCGCTGGATCATCGAAGGGGCGGAGAAGGTCATTGCCAGCGAGTACCATCTGACTATGCCGAAATGTGTGCGGGATGCTATCCAGGAGTACCGCGGGCAGAATGACTGGCTCCGCCATTTCCTGGAAGACTGCTGTGATGTGGATCCATCATGCCAGGAAAAGTCCGGGGCGCTTTATACGGCTTATCGCTTGTACTGCCAGCAGATGAACGAGTATACCCGCAGTACGACGGATTTTTATGGAGCCCTGGAGAAAGCCGGGTTCGACAGGCGCAAGCGGAAAGCCGGGTATTTCATTTACGGATTGAAACTGAAGGTAACAGATTTTCTGTGAGAGAAGGGAAGGGTGCAGGTCGGTGCAGGTCTATCCATAAACTCCCTTTAGGGCTGAAAAATAGAAAAAATGCCTTTAAGGAAAGTTTGCGGAACGACCTTCAACGACCTGCACCCCAGTAAAAAAAGAGGGGATACCGATGAGGGAAAAAGAGATAGAACGTCATCTGGTGATGGAAACCAGGAAGGCAGGCGGTATGGCAGTGAAGTTTGTTTCACCATCGTTTTCCGGCATGCCGGACCGCTTGATCCTATTGGGGGATGGGAAGATGGGCTTCGTGGAAGTGAAGACATCGGGGCAGAAGCCGAGGCCGCTGCAGCTGAAGCGTCATGCCATGCTGCGGAGACTGGGCTGCCAAGTATTCGTCCTGGATGCCATGGAGGACATTCCTGCTGTCCTGAATGCCATCGCCCGCACGCCCGATGGGAAAGGGGGCGGAGGTGCATGAAGTTCATGCCGCATGAATATCAGAAATATGCCATCGAATATATCAAGACCCATCCCGTCACGGCCCTGTTCCTGGACATGGGCCTTGGCAAGACGGTAACGACGCTGACAGCCATCCGCGATTTGATGTACGATTCCTTCGAAATCAAACATGTACTGGTCGTGGCGCCACTTCGGGTGGCGAGAGATACCTGGCCGGAAGAAATCCGGAAATGGGATCACCTGAAAGAACTTACCTGCAGTGTGGTTGTGGGAACCGTGGCAGAACGGCGGCGGGCCTTGCAGCAGGATGCGGAGATCTATATCGTGAACCGCGAGAACCTGGCCTGGCTCTATGAGAACAGCCGCCTTGATTTCGATATGGTCATCCTGGACGAGCTGTCGAGTTTCAAGAACCACCAGTCGAAACGGTTCCGGGCCATGAAGGCCCTGCGTCCCAGGGTGAAACGTATCGTCGGGCTCACAGGTACACCCAGCGGCAATGGTTTGATGGATCTCTGGGCCGAGTTCCGCATCCTGGATATGGGAAAGCGGCTGGGGAGATATATCAGCCAGTACCGGAATCTGTACTTCCAGCCGGATAAGCGCAACGGCATGGTGGTGTATTCCTACAAACCCCTGCTGGGAGCGGAAGAAGCCATCTATCACCAGATTGCCGACATCACCGTGTCCATGAAGGCGACCGATTACTTGAAAATGCCGGAGCTGGTGAGCGTAGCGAAGGAAGTCCGGTTGAGCGGGAAGGAAAAGGAACAGTATGATGAACTGAAGAAATCCCTGGTGCTGGAACTTCCAGGCGGCGAAATCACAGCCGCCAATGCTGCGTCGCTTACTTTGAAGCTTTCGCAGTTGGCGAACGGTGCCATTTATACAGATGACAAGGATGTGGTGACCATCCATGACCGGAAGCTGGATGCCATGGAAGACTTGGTGGAAAGTGCCAACGGGAAACCGGTCCTGGTGGCCTATTGGTTCAAGCACGATAAAGAACGTATCCAGCAGCGGATGGAAGCCCGGGAGCTGAAGGAGCCGCAGGACTTCGCCGACTGGAATGCAGGAAAGATTCCCGTGGCTCTTATCCATCCGGCCTCTGCCGGACACGGGCTGAACCTTCAGCAGGGCGGTTCCATCCTGGTCTGGTTCGGCCTGACCTGGAGCCTGGAACTGTACCAGCAGACCAATGCCCGGCTCTGGCGGCAGGGGCAGGAGGACAAGACGGTCATCATACAGCACATCGTAGCCAAGGATACGATTGATGAACACATCCTGAAAGTCTTGGAACACAAAGACGGAACCCAGGCCGCACTGATTGAGGCAGTGAAAGCTGACCTGGGCATGACGAAAACGGGAAATGGGGGTATACTATGAAGCAGGAACCGGAAGGAGAAGGAACACGTATGGAAGCCAAAGCGTATCTGGAACAGGCACGGAACATCAACATACAGATAGACAGCAAGCTGGAGCAGGTATCCGCTTTGCGGCAGCTGGCCATCAAGGCGTCATCGACACTCAGCCCGGTGCCACCGAGCGGGACACCCAACCCGCACCGTCTGGAAGAAACCATCGCTCGCATGATGGATATGGAACATGAAGTGGATGAAGCCATCGATGGCTTGGTCGAACTCAAGGCAGACATCATGAAGGCCATCAGCCGGGTGCCGGATGCCCGGGAAAGGGTTGTCCTGGAACTCCGCTACCTGGCCTTCAAAGACTGGGCATCCATTGCCGATGCCCTCGGACTTCATATCCGCCAGGTGTACCGCCTGCATGACGAAGCCCTGAAACACATCGAGATTCCTGGAGAATGTCACTAAATGTCACTAAAGCAGCACTTGATGTCACTGGCTTCTGTAAGATATACTATAATCAGCAAGAAAAGAATGAAGGACCGAGGCTTGAACGCCATCGGTCCTTCTTTGATATCGGAGATGATACGAATGCCAAGAAGACCGCGGACACCGTGTAAGTATCCGGGATGCCCGAGGCTGGTGCCATATGGAAGAAAATATTGTGATGAACATGAACATCGGTGCCAGGGCGAACGGAAAAACGCCATGCTGCGTGGCTATGGACGGGAATGGCAGAAAGCCAGGAAGTTCTTTCTGAAACGTCATCCCTGGTGCGTCCGCTGCAAGGAAAAGGGACGGCTGGTCCCGGCAACCGTCGTAGATCATATCAAGCCCCATCGCGGCGACCCGGATTTGTTCTGGGATGAGAAAAACTGGCAACCCTTGTGCAAGCGCTGCCATGACCATAAGACGATGACCGAAGAAAGGGACATCGAGTACAGGTACTGAAAAGGCAGCGGGGCGGGGGGATATCAATCTCTGCAGCCCTTCCGTCCATGACCGCTGCCCCCTCAAATGGGAAAAACCGCGAAATTCATAAGGGGGGATATAAGGACGGTCTTCAACCGAACATCAGGCAGCTCCAGGCTTCTGGCCCGGGGCTTTTTTATTGCCAGGAAGAAGGGAACCTTCATGAATGACTGCCAGCGCAGGCAGATTGAAGCCATGCGGAAACAGGGGATGGGATACAAGGCCATCGCCCGGGAAACGAAGCTGTCACGGGACAGCGTACGGAATTATTGCCGCTGGCATCATCTGAACGGATACGGAGCCGCCATTGCCGCGGCATCCAGAAAGGAAACAGTGTATGAAGACATCGGATATGGAATGGAAAGTCCTGCCCATCGGCCAGCTGAAGCCTGCGGCATATAACCCCAGGAAGCAGCTGAAGCCCGGTGACAAGGAATATGAGAAAATCAAGCACTCCATCCAGGAGTTCGGCTATGTGGAACCCATTATTGTCAACTACGACATGACCGTCATCGGCGGGCATCAGCGTCTGACAGTGCTGAAAGAACTGGGCTATGAAGAAGTCCAGTGCGTGGTTGTCCATATCGAAGACGAACACAAGGTCAAGGCCCTCAATATCGCGCTCAATAAAATCACCGGCGCCTGGAACGAACAGCTCCTGGCCGACCTCATCGTGGATTTGCAGAGCGTCGATTTCAATGTAGACCTGACGGGTTTCGAGGCACCAGAAGTGGAGCAGCTCTTTTCCAAAGTCCACAACAAGAAGGTGAGAGAAGATGACTTCGATGTGGACGGGGAACTGGAACAGCCGGCTATGGCCAAGGCAGGGGATATCTGGCTTCTGGGGGAACACCGCGTCATCTGCGGCGATGCCACGCTGCCGGAAACCTACACACGGCTGATGGACGGCAAGAAAGCTAATCTGGTGCTGACGGATCCTCCGTACAATGTGGATGTGGAAGAAACGGCGGGGAAAATCAAGAACGACAATATGCCGGACGATAAATTCTATCAGTTCCTGTTCAGTGCTTTCGTCAACATGGAGCAGAACATGGAACAGGATGCATCCATCTATGTGTTCCACGCCGATACGCAGGGGCTGAACTTCCGCAAGGCCTTCAAGGACGCAGGCTTCTACCTGTCCGGCTGCTGCATCTGGAAGAAGAACGCCCTGGTCCTGGGCCGCAGTCCGTACCAGTGGCAGCACGAGCCGTGCCTGTTCGGCTGGAAGCTGAACGGGAAACACCAGTGGTATTCCGACCGCAAGCAGACAACCATCTGGGAATATAACCGTCCGAAAGCCAGCAAGGAACATCCGACCATGAAGCCCGTGGCGCTCATGGCCTATCCTATACAGAACTCGTCCATGAGCCACTGCATCGTCCTGGACCCGTTCCTCGGATCCGGCTCTACGCTCATGGCCTGCCAGCAGACGAACCGCATCTGTTATGGCATCGAGCTGGACGAGAAGTTCGTCGATGTCATCGTGAAGCGGTATATCAGCGAGTGCGGGGATGAAGGCGTGTTTGTACTGCGTGAAAATGAGAAAATTCCTTATGATAAAGTGCAGAAATAACTTGCTATTATCGGCGTTCAGAGTGATATATGTACTAGCAAAACAAGGAGGTACATAGACCATGACAATCCAGACGAACCTGAACGACCGCAAGGAACTGGCCAGACAGCTGATTCCTTTCAACCATAACGAAAAGCTTCATTACACCGGAACGCCGGCCTTTGCCTACGAAGGGCAGGGCTTCCGCATTCTTCGCAGCGGCGATATCGAATGCGATGATGAAAAGACAGAAGCCGCCATCACGGCTTTCCTGCAGGAAGCCGGAATCCTTCCGCAGCCGGAACCGGAAGAAGGAACAAAAACCGAAGTAACGCAAGAACCGACACAGCAGGATGAAACGCCAGAATCGGAAGCACTGCCGCAGACGGAGCTGGACAGGATGGAAATCAAGGTCCCCATTAATGGCATGGACGGTGCGCAACTACGAAACTTGGTCTTCATGCTTCATGCCCAGCAGTACCTGCTGAACCGGGCCGCGGGGCACGAAAACATCCATGTGCCGGACAGGTTGGTGGAAGACCTGAAAGAAGAACCCGGTACAGACAGGACGTCCTTCTTTGCCATCTATCAGAACTACAGCAAGGAAGGACGGGGCTTCCTGATTGCCGTAGATACGGTGACGTTCTGCATTGCCTCTACGGGCAATGCGGTGAAGAACCGCGCCCTGATTGAACTGGCGGCCTTCATGGTCAGCGCAGCGAAAAAGGCGAAACGGGTCCAGTCCGCCACACGGAAACCGGAAAACGAGAAGTACAACCTGCGGATGTGGCTCCTGCGCATCGGAATGGGAACCAAAGCCAGCCACGAATCGCGCATGGCCCTGCTGAAAGGCCTGAACGGATGGAGCGCCTTCCGCACGGAAGAAGAAGCCATGGCTCATGCCAAAAAGCAGAAGGAACGCCGGCATCCGAACCTGTAAACTTTCGATTTAATTCATAATTATTCTCAATATGACTTGCTATTGTGTGCCTTTAGAGTGATATATAGTGTACCGAAAGAACACACGCACACATAGAAAGGACAGAGATGATTATGAAAACACTGCACTTTGGAATCGAAATGGAAATGACTGGGATTACGAGAAGCCGGGCTGCCAGCCTCATGGCCCGCTTCTTCGGAACGGAAAGCCGGCACGAAGGCGGAGCCTACGATACCTACACCGCAAGGGATGAACAGGGACGGAAATGGAAGGCTATGAACGACTCCAGCCTGATTCCTCAGAAGAAGGTGAACGGCAACATTACAGATGCATCCAGTTTCTACCGCACAGAAGTGGTCAGCCCCATCCTTTCCTACGAAGACATCCCGAAGCTGCAGGAACTGGTGCGGATGCTCCGCAAGGCCGGTGCCTTTGCCAACAAGTCCTGCGGCATCCACATCCATGTCGGGGCCGAACGGTTCACGGCAAAGACCCTGCGGAACCTGGTGAACATCATGGCGAGTAAGGAAGAGATGATTTACCGCGCCCTCCAGATCAACCCCTCACGGGAAAGCCGGTACTGCCGGAAGACAAACTCCACTTTCCTGAAGGACCTCAATCGGAAAAAGCCGGACACCCTGGACGGCATCGCCGACCTCTGGTATCAGGAAGCACCCTACGGACGGAATAACCATTATAACAGCACCCGCTATCACGGACTGAACCTGCATGCCACCTTCACCAAAGGGACCGTCGAGTTCCGGCTTTTCAACGGGACACTCCATGCCGGAGAAATCAAGGCATACATACAGTTCTGCCTGGCCGTCGCTCATCAGGCCCTCGCGCAGAAGAAAGCCTCGGCACGGAAAACCGAAACGGACAATGAGAAATACGCCTTCCGATGCTGGATGCTCCGGCTCGGACTCATCGGCGACGAATTCAAGACCTGCCGCCTCCACTTCCTCAAACACCTCACAGGCAACTCCGCATGGCGCAACGCCGCCGCTTGAAGGGGATAGCCTTCCGGGCAGCTTCGGCTGCCCTTGGGGTGGTAGAAGGGCATTCCCTTCAGAAAGGATGAGAGCGATGAAACAAAGAATCTACATTGCCTATGGCAGCAACATGAGTGAAGTGCAGATGGCGCAGCGGTGTCCCGATGCCACCCTTGCGGGGACAGGACGGGTAAATGGGTATGAGCTGCTTTTCAAAGGCTCCCTGACCGGATGCTACGCCACTATCGAGAAGAAGGCGGATGCTTTCGTGCCGGTCGTCCTCTGGCGCATTTCGGCAGCAGATGAACGGCGACTTGATGCCTATGAAGGCTTTCCGCGGTTCTATTACAAAAAAGAAGTGGAAGTGGAAACCGATGACGGCACCGTCTGCGGTCTGGTGTATATCATGCACGAAGACCGGCATTTTGGCATTCCGGAACCGTGGTACTACCAGAACATGGAGCGGGATTACAGCAAGTTCGGTTTCAACCTGTCCATCCTGCGGCTGGGATTACAGAACAGCCGGGCGAGGAAGAAAGGCATACGAGTACGGCTGATTTCCATGGATGATATGCAGGCGCCGCCTGCAGGTACCGAAGGCACGGTCCAGTACGTCGATGATGCCGGAACTATCCACGTGCATTGGGACACGGGCGGCAGCCTCGGACTGGTACCCGGCGCCGATGAATGGGAACTAGTCAAATAAAATGCATAAATAACCGAAAAATGACTTGCTATTATGTGCCCTTAGAGTGATATATATACATGACGAAGGGGACAATCCCCAAAGGAAAAAGCACATGAAAGCGAGGACATTAAAATGAGAACAATCATTACACTGGATGGAAAGAAAATCAACAAGAACGCAGCCTGCGAAATGTTTGGAAAGGAAGATATGGACAAACGGATTAAGGAAGCCAAAGAAGTCTTTTTCGAAGACCCAAATGAAGAATGCAGCTGGTGGATGGGAATCGGGATGCTGACCATCAAATTCCGGTAACACCGGACAATGAGGGGCCAATAAAAGGCCCCTTTTCTCGCAAGAAAAAAGATGCATAAATATCAGATAAATGACTTGATATTATGTGTGTCCAGAGTGATATATATGACGAAGGGGATAGGCCCCGAAGGAAAAAGCACACGAAAGCGAGGAAACGACGATGACAAAGAAAGCAAAAGACTACCGGCTTCCCGAAACGGCCACGATGGAAACACTGGAGATGAACTGGAGCTGCATCCTGCAATTCGGAAACAAGGTCCTGCTGGCAGGGCATTACTTCAGCAAGGGCAGGGATTACTGGTACGGTGCAGTTTATGGATTTACCACCAGAGACCATACCTGTGAAGGGGAAATCAGGCTGACGGCAGTCAGCGACGAACTGTTCGATGACAATGGCCACGCCATCGAATGGGCCATGAAGAATTAAAAAAGCGAACCAGAGAAGACCACAGCTACGGCCTTCTCTGTCGTACAGCCTGCAAGGGCTTTTTTTATTGGGAGGTGAGCGCCATTGGCTGTACGAGGAAGGAAACCGAAACCGACAGCACTCAAGGTGCTGGAAGGAAATCCCGGCCATCGGCCGCTCAACAAGAAAGAGCCGCTTCCCAAGGGACGTCTGCCGCGCTGCCCGGACTGGCTGGAAGACGATGCCAAGAAGGAGTGGAAGCGGCTGGGAAAAGCCCTTGCTGAGATGGGGATGCTGACCCATCTGGATATGATGGCCTTTGCCGGATACTGTCAGGCGTATGCCCGGTGGAAAGGGGCCGAAGAGTTCATCACCCAGCACGGCGATATGGTGCGGACGCCGAACGGATATCTGCAGCAGGTGCCGCAGGTATCCATTGCTCAGACGAACCTTAAGATCATGCTGAAATTCTGTGAGCAGTTCGGCCTGACCCCGTCTGCCCGGAGCCGCATGATTGGGGAAGAAAATGGGGCAGAAAAAGAAACGGATGAAATGGAACTGCTGTTAAGGGGGTGACCAGTTTGGCGTTTGTATATAAGCCGTCAGCATTCATGCTGCCGGATTCCCATTATGATAAAGAAAAGGCCGACCGTGCTGTCGCTTTCATCGAGCATCTCTGTCATACTAAAGGAAAATGGGCCGGGAAGCCTTTTCTCTTATTGCCCTGGCAGGAACAAATTGTGCGTGACCTGTTCGGCATTGTCAAGAAGAACGGGAAGCGGCAGTTCTTGACGGCCTATATAGAGATTCCAAAGAAGAACGGGAAGAGCGAGCTGGCTGCCGCTATCGCCCTGTACCTTCTGTATGCCGATAACGAACCGAGTGCCGAAGTGTATGGTGCAGCCTGTGACCGCAACCAGGCGTCCATTGTCTTTGATGTGGCACGGCAGATGGTCGAGATGAGTCCGGCCCTGATGCGACGTTCCAAGATACGGTCGGCCGGGAAGCGGATTATCAACTACCGCAATGCTGGGTTCTATCAGGTATTGTCAGCGGAAACGGGAACCAAGCACGGACTGAATGTTTCGGGGCTGGTATTTGACGAAATCCACGCCCAACCAAACCGGAAGCTCTACGATGTCCTGACCAAAGGCTCCGGTGATGCCCGGGAGCAGCCGCTCTTTTTCATCATCACCACGGCGGGCAATGACAAGAACAGCATTTGCTACGAACTGCACACCAAGGTCCTGGATCTGGTGGCAGGGCGGAAGAAGGATTCCACCTTTTACCCCGTGGTCTATGGCCTGGAACATGAGGAAGACTGGACGGACGAAGCGAACTGGTACAAGGCGAACCCGTCCCTAGGACACACCATACAGATTGACCGCGTCCGGGAAGCCTATCGGAATGCCGTCGAAAATCCGGCGGAAGAGAATGTCTTCAAGCAGCTCCGGCTCAATATCTGGACTTCGGCCAGCATCCGCTGGATACCGGAACAGGTCTACGACAAAGGGAATCTTCCCATTGACCTGGATTCCCTATGGGGACGGATGTGTTACGGCGGGCTAGATTTGTCCAGCACATCGGACATCACGGCCCTGGTCCTGGCTTTCCCGCCACGAAGCGAGGATGAGAAATACATCCTGCGGCCTTTCTTCTGGCTGCCGGAAGACACACTGGAAGTGCGGTGCCGCCGGGACCATGTCCTTTACGATGTCTGGAAAAAACAGGGATTCATCCAGACGACAGAAGGGAACGTCATCCATTATGGTTTCATCGAGAAGTTCATCGAAAAACTGGGTGAAACATACCATATACGGGAAATCGCTTACGACAGGTGGAACGCCACCCAGATGGTGCAGAACCTGGAAGACAGGGGCTTTACCATGGTGCCTTTCGGCCAAGGATTCAAGGATATGTCGCCGCCGTCGAAGGAGCTGTTCAAGCTCTTGATGGAAGGGAACATCATCCATGGCGGCAATCCCGTCCTCAAATGGATGGCCGGCAACGTCGTCATGCGGCAGGATCCGGCGGGGAACATCAAGCCGGACAAAGAAAAATCCGTCGAAAAAATCGACGGAATTGTGGCGTCCATCATGGCACTGGACCGCTGCATCCGCAACGGGATAGGCAGCGGCAGTGTCTATGACGAACGGGGTGTTATTGCTTTTTGATTTTTATTACCAGGTAACTTGGCAGATGTTCATTCTGAACATCCAATCGAAAAGATACGCCATTCCCCTTAAAAGTGGAGAGATGCCTTCCTTTTTCAGGTCTACATAGCCTGTCAGGTATTTTCGTACAGATACCTTAATGTCGTTGTCCAATCTTAGATCATGAAGCGGGTTATTGCAGTAGAACATTCCTTTTATGCCATGTATTCCCATTGTTTTCAATGTCCTCTTCATCAGTACCTTTATACCGAAGCTACCAATGGTATCAAATACGAGGCAGCCGTGGGGAAAGGCACCCTTTAACCTCAGAATAAGCTGATGTACCTCTTTTTCTCTGAGATACATAAACACTCCGGCTGCAAATAGGAAAACTCCTTGAAATGCATCAATGTATTGAATCCAAGTATCATCATTCAAATCAGCCGCGATATTGATTTCTCGGCCAATAGGGAGAAGAAGCGAATTTCGTATGGAAATAATGTCTTTCCTGTCGATATTGTATAGATTCATTCTTCCGTTATCTCCTAAGAGAGGGGTCTGATCTAATCCGCATCCCATATTCACAACAGCCGCATCTGGATGGGAAGATAGATAGTCTTGCATCTCATAAAGAATAGCTTTGCTTCGAAGAATACCTTCTAAGGCACCAAACTTCCAAACAAAAGAACCTTTCTTTTTATCAAGCATAGAAAAATCGTAATTCAGATGACCGATTACGTCATCCGCATAAGGGTCTAGGAGGATGTGAGGGAAGAGTTCATTGCCAAGTTTCCTGGCATAGAGGGGAATGATTAATGTTTCTTGCACCGTATTTTTTTCAATAGTTATTCTGCCCATGAGTGTTCATCTCCTTTCTGAGATTTACTATTATGAAAATAGTTTACCAATAATAAACCGTGTTTGTAAACTATCAATTACTAAGTTAAGTATCCCTTTTCAGGAGGTTTTCATGTATATCCCATTTTTATCCAGCCTGTTCCGTACCCGGGACAAGCCTCAGAACTATTATATCGGCACGGATTTCCGTTACCTGTTTGGCCCATCTACAAGCGGCAAGACGGTGAACGAGTTCACGGCCATGCAGACTACAGCCGTGTATGCCTGCGTCCGCATCCTGGCGGAAACCCTGGCAGCCCTGCCACTCCAGCTGTACCGTTACACGCCGGGCGGCAAGGAGCGGGTCTATGACCATCCGCTGTACCATCTGCTGCATGATGAGCCGAACCCGGAGATGACCTCGTTCATCTTCCGGGAAACGCTCATGAGCCATCTGCTCATCTGGGGCAATGCCTATGCCCAAATCATCCGGGATCGTCTGGGCCGGGTGCAGGGACTCTATCCGCTGCGGCCGGACAAGATGACCGTCTGCCGGGATGACCGGGGAAAGATTTTCTATCTGTATACCAAGACGGGTGATGAGAATCCGAACATCAAACCGTACGGGCAGGTGGCCCTGCAGAAGGAAGAAGTGCTGCATATCCCCGGCCTTGGTTTTGACGGACTGGTCGGCTATTCACCTATTGCCATGGCCCGCAATGCCGTGGGCATGACCATGGCCTGCGAGGAATACGGGGCGTCTTTCTTTGCCAATGGAGCCAGTCCCAGCGGGGTGCTGGAACATCCCGGCGTTCTGAAGGATCCGGGCAAAGTCCGGGATTCGTGGAATGCCGTCTACCGGGGGACGGGCAATGCTCACAAGGTAGCTGTGCTGGAAGAAGGCATGAAGTACCAGCAGATCGGCATCCCGCCGGAAGAAGCACAGTTCCTGGAGACACGGAAATTCCAGCTCGATGAGATTGCCCGGCTCTATCGCATCCCGCCGCACATGATTGGCGACCTGGAGAAAAGTTCCTTCAATAACATCGAGCAACAGTCCATGGAATTTGTGAAATACACTCTGGACCCATGGGTTATCCGCTGGGAGCAGGCCATGCAGAAAGCTCTGTTCCTGCCGGAAGAGAAGAAGCAGTATTTCCTGAAGTTCAACGTGAACAGCCTCTTGCGCGGCGACTACGAGAGCCGCATGACCGGGTACAGCATCGGTCGGCAGAACGGCTGGCTGTCCGCCAACGATATCCGGGAGATGGAAGACATGAACCCTGTGCCGGATGAGGAAGGCGGCAACCTGTACCTGGTGAACGGCAGCATGACCAAGCTCAAGGACGCCGGGGCCTTTGCCCAGAAGGGAGAAACGAATGAAACATAAATTTTGGAGATGGGTGACAAATGTTGCCCACGATGCCTTTGGCAGCGAACGGACGCTGTACCTGGACGGACAGATTTCGGACGAGACCTGGTGGGGCGATGAAGTGACCCCGAAGGCGTTCAAGGATGAACTGAACGCGGGCAGCGGAGATATCACCCTCTGGATCAACAGTCCGGGCGGTGACTGTTTTGCCGCTGCCCAGATCTATAACATGCTCATGGATTATCCCGGGAACGTCACCGTCAAGATTGACGGCCTGGCGGCTTCAGCGGCTTCCGTTATCGCCATGGCCGGGACGAAGGTCTGCATGTCGCCGGTGGCCATCCTGATGATCCACAATCCGGCGACCCTGGCTTATGGGGACAAAGCCGAGATGGAAAAGACCATCGGCATGCTGAGCGAAGTCAAGGAGAGCATCATCAATGCCTATGAAATCAAGAGCGGCCTGGCCCGTACGAAGATTTCGCACATGATGGATGACGAGACTTGGCTCAATGCCCGGAAGGCCGTGGAACTGGGCTTTGCCGATGAAATTCTTTTTGACCAGGAAGACGGAGAACAGCAGCCGGAAGCCATGCTGTACAGCCCGGTCATGGTGACGAATTCCTTTGTACAGAAACTGAAACCAAAGAAACCCTTGCAGAAAGTGCCAGCCGCTTCCTTAGAGAAACGGCTGGCATTGCTCATTCATTGACAGGAGGACAAATACAATGGATACGATTTTAGCACTGCGCGAGAAGCGCAAGAACCTCTGGGATGCGGCGAAAGCCTTCCTGGATATGGCCCGTGATGAGAACGGCATGGTATCGGCAGAAGACGCTGCCCGGTACGACAAGATGGAAGAAGATGTGGTGAACCTGGGCAAGGAAATCGACCGCCTGGAACGCCAGCAACAGCTCGATGCCCAGCTGGCCCAGCCGACATCTTCTCCCATCACGGAACAGCCCGGTGCAGGGAACCAGGTGCCGGAAAAGAAAGGCCGTGCATCCCTTGCTTACCAGAAAGCCTTCTGGGACAGCATCCGCCATAAGAACTTTATCGATGTACAGAATGCCCTGAGCGTGGGCACGGATGCTGATGGCGGCTACCTGGTGCCGGATGAATTCGAGCATCAGCTCATCGACAAGCTCCAGGAAGAGAACTTCTTCCGCAGCCTGGCGACGGTCATCCATACCAGCGGCGACCGCAAGATCCCTGTCGTGACGGGACATGGCGAAGCATCCTGGATGGAAGAGAACGGCCTCTATCCGGACAGCCAGGATACCTTCGGCCAGCAGTCCATCGGGGCGTACAAGCTGGGGACGGCTATCCGTGTGTCGGAAGAACTCCTGAATGACAGCGTCTTCGACCTGGAAAGCTATATCGCCGGCGAATTTGCCCGCCGTATCGGCACGAAGGAAGAAGAAGCCTTCCTCATCGGCGATGGGAGGAACAAGCCGACCGGTGTATTTCCGTCTGCGGAACTGGGCGTGACGGCCAATGGCGCATCCATCACCTTTGATGATGTCATCGACCTGTATCACTCCCTGCGTATCCCGTACCGCCGCAAGGCCGTATGGCTCCTGAACGATGCTACGATCAAGACCCTGCGCAAAATCAAAGACAACAACGGCAACTACATCTGGCAGCCGTCCGTCACGGCCGGGACACCGGATACCATCCTGAACCGTCCCTGCTACTGCACATCCTTTGCCCCGGAACTGGCGGCCGGCAACCATCCCATGCTCTTCGGCGATTTCAGCTACTATTGGATTGCCGACCGGGAATACCGCTCCTTCAAGCGGCTCAACGAACTGTATGCCGCCAACGGTCAGATTGGTTTCCTCGCTAGCCAGCGCGTCGATGGCATGCTGATGTTGAAGGAAGCGGTCAAGGCCCTGGAGATGAAGGCGAAGGGATAAGCCATGCTGGTCAGCCTGGAAGAAGCCAGGGAATATCTGCGGATTGATGAGGATGATACGTCCAATGATGACGTCATCCTGTCTTCCCTGGAAACGGCCCAGGCCTTGTGCCTGGACTTGGCCCGCTGCGAGGAAGCGGATGCCGAAGAGAATCCCGTCGTGTTTCATGAAGCCATCCTCTATGCCGCTGCCTTTTTGTATGAGCATCGGGAAGAAGCCGATTATTCCGGCCTGCTGAAGCGGCTGCGGTGGCTGCTGTTCGGGGTGCGGCGGAGCTGTTTTTGAAAGGGGGATGCCTATGAAGACCGGGCTTTTGAACAAGCGAATTGAAATTCTGGGGAAGCAGGCGGCGACGGATGAATACGGCTTTGATACCCAGACCGACGTCGTGGTGTACCGCTGCTGGGCATCCATTGAGCCTGCCCGGGGCAAAGTGTTCTATGAGATGGAACGCAAGGCGGATACGGAGTACAGCAAGATTACCATCCGCTGGCGTCCGGGCGTCACTCATGACATGAAGGTGAAGTACCAGAATCACCTGTACGACATCGACACCATCGTGGACCCGTACATGCGCCACGAAGCCCTGGAACTGTACTGCACGGAAGAAGTGAGGGGGATGGACAATGAGCGGAAGTGACTTTGAGGTCAAAGGATTGGATGACCTTTCGGAAAAACTGCTTTCTGTCATTGAAGAGTTTCCCGGCACTGCTGAAAAGGGCCTGGTGACGATTGGCAACAAGCTCAGGAAGGAGTGCGTGAAGAACACGCCGGAAGGCAGCACGGGCAAGCTGAAGAAAGGCTGGAAGCACAAGGTGGAAGGCTATAACGGTTCGGAGCTGACCTATGAACTGGTCAACCGGCACCCTGTCCATCACCTGCTCAATAACGGCCATGTCAAGAAAACGCCGGGCGGTAGGACCGTTGGCTATTATGAAGGCCAGCACTATACGGAGAAATCCGTCAAGGCCTTCGAAGCCCGGGAGTTGCAGCCGGGCCTGGAGAAACTGGCGAAGAAGCTCCTGAAGAAAGCAGGCGGCACATGATTCATGACATCGACATCCTGCAGGCCGTACAGCAGAAGCTGAAGGAACGGTTCCCGTATCCCGTGTATCTGCAGGAAGTGAAGGAAGGGTTCCGTCCGCCAGCGTTTTTCCTGAAGACGATGACGGTGGCTTCGCCCCAGAGCTGCAAGGAAGTGTACCGGGATACCGATATTTACATCACCTATATACCGCAGAAGCAGACGGCCAGCGCATCCATCTATGAAGTGCTGGCTGCTGCAGAAGACCTGTTCCGTGACGGGATTGCCGTCCAGGACAGGTTTTTTGCTGTCCGCTCGATGAACGGGGAACTCATCGGTGCCGACAACGACGGCGGCCGGCTGACGCTGACCGTCCAGTACTATGATTCCGCCGATGAAACGGAAGCAGCCGAACGGATGAAAGTGCTGCATCAGCGGTATCAGGGAAAGGAGACAACGAAACATGAAAATGCCATCCATTAATGTCGTGTTCAAGGAAAAAGGCATCAGCGCCATCGAGTGCAGTGAGCGCGGCATTGTCCTCATGATCCTGAAGGAAGAGACCCTGCCTTCGGTGACAGAAGTGAATCTGTACACGGCAGATGACATCCCCAAGGAACTGTCCGACAGCAACCGGGAGCAGCTAGAACTGGCGCTCCGGAGCTATGTGAACAGCCCGAAGAAGGTCATCGCCGAAATCATCAGCAGTGAAGCCGAGGACTATACGGATATCCTGAAGGTCATCGAGAACAAGCGCTTCGATTACCTGGTCATCCCGGACATCGGAACGTCGCACATCGATACCATCGCCACCTGGGTCAAGGGGATGCGTACCAATAAAGACAAGATGATCAAGGCCGTCCTGCCAGACTGTACGGCAGATACGGAAGGCGTCATCAACTTCGTCAACAAGACCATCCGCACGAAGAGCAAGACCTATACGACGGCCCAGTACTGCAGCCGCATTGCCGGCATCATCGCCGGGACGCCCATGACGATTTCCTGCACCTACGCACCGCTGCCGGAAGTCATCGGCTGCGATGTCTGGACGAAAGAGGAAATGGACACCATGGCCGGGGCAGGGAAGTTATTCTTTTTCTTTGACGGCGAAAAGGTGAAACTGGCCCGGGGCATCAACTCCCTGGTGACCACCGTCCAGGACAAGGGGACGAGTTTCCAGAAAATCAAGCTCGTGGACCTGATGGATATGATGCACGATGATATCCGCACGACGGCCCAGGACCATTACCTCGGGAAGTACGCCAACAGCTATGCGAACCGCTGCCTCCTGGTGACGGCCATCCAGGGATATCTTGACCAGCTGGCCCAGGAAGGGCTGCTGGAACCGGACCAGAACACAGCCTATATCGATGTGGAATCCACGAAGATATGGCTGGAATCCAACGGCAAATATACCAAGGCGGAACTGGCAGACATGTCCGAAATGGACATCAAGCTGGCCAATATCGGCAGCAATGTGTTCATCGCCGTCAAGGCATCGCTGCTGGATGCCATGGAAGACGTGACGATTACCATCAATATCTGAGGAGGTGAAGCCGGATGAACGGTATGGAAGCCAAACGGGTCATGAACGGCAAGTATGCCGACCTGTATATCGATGGCGACCTCATGGCCGAAGCAACGGCATTCAAGGCCGAGGTCACGCTGACCAAGGAAGAAGTGAAGATGCTCCGCCATGTGGGCAAGGGCTACAAGGTCACAGGATACGACTGCAAAGGCCAGCTGAAGCTGCATAAGGTGTCGAGCTACATGATCCGGAAGATGAACGACAACATCAAGGCGGGCAGGCAGACTGTCGTGACCATCGTCTCCGTCCTGGATGACAAGGATGCCATCGGCAGCGAGCGCATCGTCATCAAGGATGCGACCTTTGACAGCCTGATCCTGGCCGACTGGGAAGTGGACAAGATGGGTGAGGAAAGCTACAGCTTCACCTTTTCGGACTGGGACCTCTTGGATTTAGCATAAGGAGAACAAGCACATGAATATGGTAGACCGACTGTTGAAAGCAGATGTAGTGAACAAGCTGGCCGAACGGCCTGAAAAGAAAGTGAAGATGGAACGGCTCTCGAAGCTGTTCGGGTTCGATTTTGTCATCACGCTCCGGGCCATCGACCCGGAACGCTATGCGGATATCCAGAAGATGGCCGTGGACTTCACTAATGGCAGTGCCGATAACATCGACATTTATCAGATGCAGACCCAGACACTTCTGGCGGGGATTGCCGACCCGGACCTCAAGAACAAGGACCTGCTGGAAAAATTCGGGGCCGTACTCCCTGGCGACATCATCCGCAAGCTCTTCCTGGCAGGCGAAATCGCCGACCTTACGGCGCAGATTACAGAACTCAACGGCTATACGACCCAGGAAAAGGCGGACAAAGCCGTAAAAAACTGATCCGGACCGATGGCGAAGTGCAGGCGATGTATCTCCTGTTCCGGGAGCATCACCTGCTGCCGTCAGCGGTCATGAAACTAGGATACGGTGAACGGCAGGTGTTGTACGCTTTTGTTCGGTATGAGATGGAAGAACGCAATAAAAAAGTATCTTCAACATTATCGGATTAACTGCTGAAAATACGGCTATCTGGCATAAAGTCATAAGGTAGGCTCAATCCACTTAGATATTTCATAGACGAAGTCGCTTTTTTTCTTGCATTGTGGGTGGCCGACACGTAGTACATGAAAGGCTTGATTGCCCAGCGTGGAAATGGCTTCCTGCCAGGGCATTTTTCTTTTCCCAATATCTTTAAAACCGTTGTAATGAATATTATAACGGTCAAAGACGTTAGGGATGTAATCGTCATAATACCAAGATGTATAAAAAATGACATGAGTAGGATGTATTACCTTTAATTCCTGCTGAAGGACTTTTAGGTTTAGGATACAGTTGGATTTTACAAAATCTGAGGTAGTATCCTTTCCTCCGGAATTGTTGCATTTGACAATATTGGTAAATGCGATGTGTTCTATGGAATCGTCACCGAATATTCTCAGAGTGATAGCACGAGTATAGCTCCAGTATGGCCAGCTTTTGTTCCACAGAGATTCACGGGTATATTGAAAGGGATTGCGGAAGCCGTCTTCAATCGTGCCGGGATTGTTTCTGGCATTTTTACCGACAAATAGAATTCTCTTGGAAGTTTTATTAAAATCGGAACCTACGCACCAGCAGCCAATCGGTAAGGATAAATGTTCTTTCTTGTGACATTCTTCACAGATTTTGCAAGTACCAAGCTCCATATGGTGATATCGTTCAGCTAATCTTTTTTCTGTTTCATTGAAATAGCGCATTGGAATTCCTCCGTAACGATAGACTTCTTTTATCTTACTATATTTTTAATATCTGTAACAACATTGAGAGGTGAAACAGCATGGCCAATAATGTCATCGATGCCGCCATCCGGCTGCGGGATTTGTTCACGCCGACCGTGCGTAGCGTCAATGCCAGCCTGGGGACCATGAAGACCCAGATGGCGGCGGCGAAACAATCGGTCAGCGGACTGTCGGACAAGCTGACCGAGCATGAGCGCATCCAGAAACGGACGGCGAAGAGCATCGAGCAGACGGGAAGCAAGATTTCCGGTCTGTCAGACAAGATGGCCCTGCTGTCGGCACCCATCCTGGCGGCTGCGACGGCAGGCTTCAAGCTGCACAGCGACTTTGCAAATGGCATCGCCAAGATTTCGACCCTGGTCGACACGACGGTCGTTTCCATGCAGAAAATCAGCAATGAAATCCGTGCCGTCAGCGATGAAACGGGCGCAGGTGTCGCTGATCTTTCGGAATCGGTCTACCAGGCCATTTCCGCTGGTGTCGATGCGGCCCATGCCGTAGGCTTTGTCAAGGATATGACCATCGCCGCCAAGGCCGGGTTCACGGATACGACAACTGCCGTAAACGGCGTCACGACCGTCCTCAATGCCTATGGTAAATCGGCAGAAGAAGCTGCGGCAGTGACCGACCAGATGCTCCTGGCACAGAACTTCGGCAAGACATCGTTCGGCGAGATGGCCCAGTCCATGGGCAACGTCATCCCGATTGCGGCACAGCTCAATGTCAGCACCCAGGAATTGTTCGGTTCCATCGCTGTCCTGACCAAGAACGGAATCCGGACTAGCGAAGCCATTACGGGGCTCAAGGCGGCTTACAGCAACATCCTGAAGCCGTCTTCTGAAGTAGCGAAACTGGCTCAGTCCCTGGGCCTTGAGTTCAATGCCGCTCATCTGAAAAGCGTGGGCTGGGTGAAGTTCCTTGAAGAAGTGAAGCAGGCGACTGGCGGGGATGCCGAGAAGATGGCACAGCTCTTTGGCTCTGTTGAAGGCCTCAACAGCATCCTGGTTCTGACGGGTAAGGGCGCCGGGGGCGCCGGGGACTTCGATAAAGTCATGGATCAGATGGCCCAGTCCGCCGGCATGACCCGGGAAGCCTATGAGAAAATGCTGACGCCTTCCGAGCAGATGCAGATTGCCATGAACCAGCTGAAGAACGCCGGGATGGATCTGGCCGTTTCTTTTACACCCTATTTTAAGGCTATGTCCCTGCGGGTGAAGGAACTGGCGGCTTGGTTCCGGTCGCTGACACCGGAGCAGAAAGCTCTCATCGGACAGATTGCTTTTGGCATTGTGACTTTCCAGTTATTCGGCTCTACGCTGGGCCGGATGCTGACGATAGGCGGCCGGGCCTTCGGAACCTTCAGCTCCATCGCTGCGGGCATCAGCAAGGCCGGGAGCGTATCGAAATATCTGGCAACACAATTCAAGGGTATCATCCCGGTGGTGAAAGGCATCGGTCTGGTGGCTAAAGGTCTGGGAAGCACATTCCTGACTGTAGGGAGAACACTCATCACTATTATCCGGGCAGTCGGCGCGGCGGCGATGGCCAATCCTATCCTGATTATCATTGCCGCCAT